GCTTTGCGGTATTGGATATCAGCACGCCTGAGGTTCCAATTGAAACCGATTCTGCATCTCGCTTCGTTAGTGGTCCAATAGGGTTTCTCCCTGCCCCATCTGGCGGTTCGTTAGACCTGCGTGGCGTTCAAACCTGGGTTGCAATTGGCCGTATGACCTCACATGTGGCTCAGTCATACATCCTGAATCGGGGCACGGACACGGCGGGCGGTGTGCCGTTTGGGCTGTCGTTTGGACTGGGGCTGGGCTCTGACACCATCTTCGTGTCCTTTGGTAATGGCGCCATAGGTGGCGGAACAGGGCAGTTGTCGTATGGACCAATCGTGGAAGACGGTACGCCTTACCTGATCGTGTTCGTCTACGATGGGAACGCGATCTACCTGTACGTGCAGGGCTGTCTCAGAGACTCGCAAGCCTTCACTGGCGAGATAGTTTTTCCCGACTTCAATAATTCACCGTGGCGATTTGGCTATACACCCAACTTTGCCTTTGGGCCAGTCTGGCAAAGTCAGGGAGCCTCGCGACTGGCGCTGTTTAACGGCGTCGCCGCTACGGCAGAGCAGGTATCACGCCTGTGGGCCTCAATGCGCGTCACGCCAACAGGTTGCCCCGGTCAGGACTGGACCGACAACCCCGTTGACCATGCGCGGTTTATTCTCACTGAGCCAGCGCTAATGAACAATGACCCTGATTCAATTGACGATTATCTGAGCGCTTATGCAGCAGCGTACAACTGCGGTGCTATACGAGACGAATCCAACGCTGAGCGTTGCCTGTTGCCTAACACCGAGACGGCTAAAGCAGGCGTTGATTACAAGCGCTACAACTCTACTGGACTCCTGACTCCTGCATCGTTTGAATCTACTCGCACACAGATACCCGCAGGCGTGCCCGCGCGTGAGTGCGACTACGAGTTCTTTGATCCCGCGACCCCGCCGACGTCACTCGACGCGCTCACCGTCTATCGCAAGCGTTTCACGTGTAACATTGAGTTCTCCGAAGTGCAGAAGGCCGTTGACGCGCTGTATGACCGCATCTTCCCTACCTTTCGCGGGTTTCTCCGCTGGAACATCAAGGGGCAGACAATCATTGACAGCGAGCGCCCGGCTGACTGGACAAAGCTGCGCGTGGAAGCGCTTGTCGGGACAACAACACTCACAGTCAACGACGTGTTGCCGTGGAAGAACACGCTTGGTTCGCCGTACTTGCTGGAAGGCAAGGTGCATCTTGACCGGCACATTACCTTCATCTATGACACTGCTATCACGCGTGAGGGCGCAACGGACTTGGTTGCCGCAGACGTCGGCAAGTACGCCCTGCAACGTGACAGCGACACTGTTTGGCAACTCACTGACGATGATCCTGTAACGTGGACGCAGATTGCCAGCGAGATCTCCGAAGTGCGCGCGGTAACGGCGGCAGCTTATTCCGACTTGGGAGACAGTATCACGCTAGCCGCTTCTGCGTCAGGCGGGCCTACGGCCGTAGCTTCCAGCGCGACGCTTGTCGGGGGCTCACCCACGGTTCAATCGTCAGCTACAGTGACAATCACAGGCTCGTTGAGCGAGGGTGCAACGATTACTGTAACCATCGACAGCGTTGATTGCGTCCTGACCCTGCTTGACAATGAAACCAGCGCAACTATCGGGCACCGCATGGCCTGCGTGATTAACGCGACACCCGAAATCAGCACCTACGTGGAAGCGCATGCTGTAACCAACGTGGTTACAGTTAAGGCCAAGCTTGGCGTGCTGACTCTTGCTTCAGCGCTTGACGAGGCCCACGACGCGGAGACTGAAATCACGCGGGTCATGAAGTCGTTTGCCGGGAAGGCGCTGGCTTATGCTGATACCACGCGCGCTAACATTCTTGACGGTACCTTTGGCTGGCCGGATGCTTCGCGGCAATCGCTGGTTAACCAGATCAAGGCAGAGTATCGCGAGTCGGTCAGGGACTTTGGCAAGCAGCCAATCACGGTCAATGACTTCAACCATCAGCGCAAGACGCGCAAGGTGAACACGTTTGAGGTCGACCATGCGTCAGTAGACAACTACAATCAATCGGCACGCCTGTCCAACGGCCTGCTAAACAAGCTGCGTGACGGCGATCACTTCTTCGAGTGGGGCTCGGCAGGCGACGCGCTCTTGCTTGACGAAGGCGACGTATGCTGTGTCTCGGATGATTCAGGGCCATTCAGAAACCAGTTGGTCCGGCTGGAAGACATTGAGATTACCGGCGAATTTACAGTGTCGTTTGTGGCGCGTAAGTACTCACGGCTGCAACTCAGCGATCTGGTGGCTGAGCCTGCGGGTTTGCTGATTCCGTCCGGGCTAACCAACTTTGAATCCCCGCCGCCAAACATCGCGTTTGACGAGGCTGGATTTCCACCTGATGGACTGACGCAAGCCACTGATGGGGCGGCAGGAATTACTTCAATCCGTGGCGGCGTCATTTTCGGAGAAACAATCTATCGAGCGGGAATGTATGCGAAGATCAGGCTGATCCTGCGTGGCGGTGTAGCAGTCGATGAATCAATCAACTCTGCATTGCCGCCCAACGAAGACAACAAGGGCGTGTTTGAGTTGCTGGCAAGCGTTGACGGGTTGTACACGGTGGAGGCTGTTGCGTGTAACCAATGGGGCTGCTCGACGGCGGTGACGGCTTCAATAGTCATCGGCTTTGGGTCATTGTTTGCAATGGCGAAGGAAGGCGGCATATTGATGGCAAAGGAAGGTGGCGTACTCATGGAGAAAGAACATGCCTAATGAACAATGGAGTCAGTTTACGGAGCTTACAACGGCACCAGCAGGTGACGACTTTAGCGCAATTGTCGATAAGGACGATCTAACTGACGCGACCACAGGAACAACCAAACGCATAAGTTGGCTGAATATCATCAAGCATCTGTTTAGCTCGCGTTTTGCCGCCGATGCGGGATCGACTGATACCTATGTTGCCACATTGTTTCCCGCACCAGTTGCCTACGAGACAGGTCAGCACTATCGATTCAAGGCCAATACCGCAAACACAGGCGCCTGCACGGTCAACTTCAACGGTCTGGGTGCCAAGACAATCAAGAAAGCTGCTGGTGGGATTACTACCGACCTTGCTGACAACGACATTCGCGCAGGCCAGTGGGTTGATCTGGTCTATGACGGGACCAACATGCAGATGCAGAGCCTGCTGGGAAATACCGTTTCCAGTGCGGCTCCCAGCGGATCAGCGGGCGGGGATCTTGCTGGCACTTACCCAAATCCAACAGTTAAGACAAACCTAAAAACAACAACGCTGACCTTTGTTATCGATGGCGGCGGCTCAACAATCACAACAGGAATAAAAGGCGACCTTGGGCCAATAGATTTCGCCTGTGCCGTCAACGCTATAACGATGCTTGCAGATCAATCCGGCTCAATCGTTGTCGACATTTGGAAGGACACTTACGCAAACTTTCCCCCAACGGACGCGGATTCAATAACAGCGGCCGCCGTGCCAGCAATCTCGTCTGCCGCTAAGTCACAAGATGCCACCTTGACAGGATGGACTACCTCAATATCGGCGGGTGACATTGTTCGCTTTAACGTCGATTCTGTGACTTCAATTCAACGGCTTACTATCAGCCTGAAAGTGACATTAACGTAATGGGCCATATAGTAGGATTTCCAGCATCAAGAGCAGCGGGCGGCGCACCCCCAACGACTGATCTCGTTTTGTGGCTTAAAGCTGATGAGGGTGTCTATAACGATGCCGGAACAACTCTCGCGACTAACGGACAAACGGTACAGCAATGGAATGACTTTAGCGGCAATTCATACCATGCCTCACAAGCCACTTCTGGCAGCCGCCCCGCCTTCAATACCGGCAGCCTAAACGGCCTGCCAGGCATTGCCTTTGATTCAAAGTTTATGACTGTCGCCAATAATGCGGATCTAGCCTTGAACGCGGATAGTTCTATTTTCGTCGTCATACAAGGAGCCTTTATGGATTCGAATGTGATGTCGATTATATCGAAGGATAACAATGCGAGCGCGGGGGCGTATCTTTACTATCTGACGACGATCGCAGGTGGATTTCCCAATATAGACAGACCATTTATCGCGGCAGGGACTAAGGCTAATAATACCGCGGGAACGAGTCTAATTGCAGCGATTATCTCTGGTAGCACAGTCTCGTATTATCGCAACGGAGCATCTGACGGAGTCCAGTCGCTTGTGACGGGTACGGCAACGACCAAAGATCTAATGATTGGTGCTTTTGGTAATGGGTCACAAAATGTACTAAAAGCCACGCTTCACGAAATTGTTTTATTCAAATCCGCACTTGGATCAACGGCAAGGGACGCATGGACATCTTATCTAAGAGGTAAGTGGGGAGTTTAGCGAGAAAAAGAACTTCCAGGCACGAGCTACACATCAGGAGCGCAACGACCACAGGCGGCGGATCTAACCGTGTCTTTCTTATATCCATTCAAGGAGCACTCAGCCATGTCAGCAGCAGAATTCATCACTGGCCCACTTACCCCAATCGGCAACAGCTGGTTCGACCAGACGCAGGTTGCCAAGGCGCGGGAGCATGGGGAGTCACCGCATGTATTATCCCCGCCTAAACCGCTGCGTGAGCAGTTTGAGTCTGAGGATGCATGGAAACAGGCTGTTAGCAATTGGGCTAACGGTCCATTCGATGTTTACGTAAACCATCATTACTATGACCTGCCTCAAAGTCTGCGTATTGCTTACGCAAGATCGGGAAACGACTACATGATGCAATTGCATCGCACGGCCGCAGACGAGTGGTGGAAAAACGGCGCGTGGATTGGCGAAGGCAGGATTCGCGCATGGCTACCGCCGCCACAAGGTGAAGACAACGCGGCCCCTCCACCACGCCATGCAGGCATAGCCGGACTAACCCTTCGGGCGGAAGACGGCAGGCCCGAGCTATGGGACTGGATCAACTCCTACACCCGCTACTTCTTTGACATTTACGTGCTGCGACGCTTGAACTCGGCACTGTACGACCTGCGTGAGGGTGCATTCACGCTGCACTATGCAACATGGCTGGCGAAGGTGTTGCCTGACTCGTTTCCGCTAACAGCAGGCGGCACGGCAACCAATGGCGCACAATTGCGAGCGCAGTACCTTGCAGACGTCGAGTCAGCCGCAGTCCAATACTTCGGGCGTACGCAACGTGCAGACGGCGCATGGGTTTGGAATGACGATTGGCTTGACGATGATGGCGGTTCGCTGGTCGGCGTGATGCAGCCGTTTATGGTGGGGCTGCTGCTGGCTGCGTTGTGTGACGTGTATGAGTTAACCGGCAATGCGACAGTTAAAGAGAACGTCAAGAGCCAGATCACGCGCGGTTGTCGGCACCTGTACAGCAACGGTCCGTACATCAAGGACCAGATCGAGCAAGTCTCAGGCAAGCGCATACGCGGCTTCCACTACTTTTACCACGGTGGTACGTCAGTCAATCCGACACGCTACGAGAAGGGTGACATTGCATTCCCGTGGACAGCGTTGGAAGCATGGTGGCTGCCAAGCACGCGACAGGCGATCTCCACCATCCTGCCTGCGTTCGGCAAGGCGTTTCAACTATCAGGCGATCCATTCTTCAAGACAGCAGGTGACGAGCTGTGGGACGCGGCTTACGGTGGCAGCGATGGAGTGCGCGCCATGATGGACGGCACGCCGAAGAACTACAACCAGCATGCACGGCGAGTGCCGTCGTATCTGGCGTGGACAGGTGGCACGCCGATTCCGGCACCAACGCCAATGCCTTCACCCAGTCCGCTGCCTGAGCCTAGCCCTGATGGTACCAAGGCAACGACCATCGTTGACGCTGCCCATGCAACATGGACCATTGGCAGCGCGCGACAGACGCTTCGTGACGGCGTACAGGCAGGCGGCGGCGAGGGTTCGGTGTACAAGTATCTGGCACAGACCGTCTACGTGTTGGGTACTGATAACTTCTGGTACAAGTGGACAGGTAGCGCGTGGGTGCAGCAGACGCAGACTGAGCCCGGCACAGCGCCTGCGCCAGCACCGGAGCCTGAGCCGCAACCACCGCCAACAGTTCCCTGCACCATCTCAGCACCAGCATCAGTGTCGATCCGCAGAAACAGCACTGGAACAATTGCTGTGACGCTGCAAGATTTAAGCGGTCCAACAGAAGTGCGAGTCACCGGCAGCGACGGGCAGGTAACAGTGTCGCCGCTGGTCTGGAGCGCCGGTCCAACCAGCACGGTTAAACAGTTTAGCGTCAAGGTCAAGCGGCAAAGTCGCACAATCACGTTTCAGTCGACGTGTGGCGTGGTGGCAGTGCGGGTGAATGTGGTCTAGTGGCGTTCTAACTGACCTTTTCATTCCAGCGTGGGTTATGACAGCGTTTACTCGGGCAGACCATTGGAACGCCTTTACGACTGACCCACTCATGTCCGCAACGCTCACATTTACAATGGTACTGCTCCTTAGTGATTTTCTTTTTCATTAAGGTCTACATTGGCGATCTATGTCCTCTGCCGCTACGCTTAACGGGAGCAACAAAACCTTTCTCGTCAACCTCGTACTGAATATCAAACTCTTCCATCACAGCTCTACGCATCCGGTTTTCATTTACTTTATTTTGCCATTTCCACTGATGATGGAAACTACGCACGATTAAGTATAGCGCTGTCAGAAAACTAATTGCTAAAAGGATGCCAACAACTATTCCTATGAGCTTCACTTTTGCCCTCCTATTTGCAGTTGTGGCGTGATGCCCGTTTGACCAAGAATGAGCGTTCCTTGGTGTCGTGCAATCCCTTCGGCGCGTACTTGCTCAATTTCCTTAAGGAGTTTCAGTTCTTCAATTTTATAAGCCAGCGGGTTTGCGTAAATCCGCGCTTCTACCTGTTGACGTTCTGCGCGAATATCAGCAGCGGCCTTTAACGCGCCCTCAGCTTCCTTTTGCTTCTGTGCTGCCACGACAGCGTTTGCTGCTTCGTCAATACGTGGGTCTGAAAACTGTGGCTGAATCTCCATGCCAACACTTGAAAGGCTCAAGGCCATTTCCGCGCTCAGTTTTGGAGCAAGCTCAGCTTGAATTGCTGCTAATACTTCGGCTTGCTTAGAACGCAAATCATAAGCGTTATAGCGACCCGACGTAGCATTGCGGCAGGCGTTTCCCACATGCTGCTTTAATACGGCCCAACGCTTTTGACTACGCCCATCAGGTTCCGCCCCGAATAACGAAATATACTCCGCAACGCGATCTTTGATAGGCTTGTGAACCACGTCTACCTTCATGTAGAAAGGAATATTGTCGCTGGTTACACCCGCACAGTCTACCCCGTCCATGTGATCGCGCAAGTCAACTTCGTAAGAGTCGCAACCGTACGAGAAGCAGCTAAACGATTCTCCCGGTTCGTGAACTTTTACAATCTTGCCGTAACTAGTCTCCACCGCGACGGTTCCTTGTTCCTCGGCGTAGTTACAGCCACTTGTTAGAGCGGCTAGCACCACGAGAATTAACATTGACAAGTATCTCATTTATTTACCTTTCAACTCACTAAACTTTCAAGCGACGGCAACTTACTATAAATCAGTATTACAAGTCAAGCTCAACTTAGCTCCGTAACTTTTTCGCCGTAGACTACTTGAAAATGGTACACTGCTGGCGCATCTTGGACGATCCCTAAAGGAGATCCCTTTATGAAGCTATTCTCACGAAGCAAGCTTATTGCTGCACTGCTATTAACCGTGGTCCTTGAATACGGCTGCGGCGGCAGCACTGCAATCAAATCGTTTCGACTAGCACTTGCGGCGTCCGGCCCGCTGGTTAACTCACTTGTCAGTGCTGGTGCTATTCCGCAAGCCAAGGCTACCGCAATTATCACCGACTTTAACGATGGTGCCGGATGCGCGCTAACCTTGCAGGATGCATTCAACGCCATTCCCTCGGAACTTTCAGCCGCTGAGAAGAGGGCGCGGAAGTTTCAGGCATCCCTTAGCGCGTTACAATGTTTCAGGGTCATCATCAACCGTCAGAACTTTGCTGCCCATCCGCGTATTCAGCAAGCCGCGAACATTGCCGAGGGAATACTTGCATCGCTGGTGGTGTTCTATTCCGGCACTGGGACCAGCGCCGAGGCGCGCAGCGCTACGGTGATTGCGCGTGATGAAAAAGAACTCGAGCGCAAGCTCAAGGTTCAAGTCAACCGACTGGAGGCAGCGTTGCAACCGTGACCTACACCGAAGCCCACTACATCTACGAACTTGAACGCCAATTACCAGCGCGCAACTTTGCCAAAGACCACTCGTTTGAGGAGTGGCTTGATTGGCGGCTGAAGCAGGGAGATTGCAATTGAGAGACGGACTGTACAGAGTGACAACGGCGTACCTCTGTGCCGGGTTTGTAGTTGAGCGTGGGAAGGTAACGTATTGCGCTCCAGTCCTTCGCAAGCGGCTGGTCTATTGGAAGACGGTTGCGGTAAGGATTGGCGAAACATCGCTCGTTGGAGAGATGGAATGATCAGCCTGTTACTCCTGCTCGCGTTCATGGTCCAAGAGCCCAAGGTTGTCACTTGCACAGTCAAGGAACCTGATAAGTCAGTTGCCTGCCTCGAAGACGGCAAGATGGTCCTGTTCACCTTCACCGATCCCACAGAAGCTAGGGAAATCTTTGCGCAGTGGCGACTGGTTGCTCCCATGCGAGACGGAAGAGTCAACCCCGATGCTTCACTCTCAACCAGCGACATCCAATCAGGCGACAAGGTAAAAGCAATCATCACGGATCGCTGGTTCAAAGCAGTCACGTCGTGCGAGGTTCGCGTGTGGCGCAACATAAAAGCTTGGCGAATGTTCAAAGCAGGTGAGATCGTACCGAACACGCTCTATACCTTGCCTGACGATTGTCAACCTTGGTATGGAAAGCAGGAGTGAATGTTCCCATTTCGACGTACAGACAAGTTGGTGCAGGAAATTGAGAAGCAGGGCAATGTCTACTTCCTGCTTAATGCGTTTATCGGTGCTTACAATCGTCGGACTGATGTGCTGGCAAAGGGAACAGGTGGCGACGTTAGCACCAAGCTTGACGAGATCCTTGAAGCAGTGCGAGGCGTGCAGTTGCCTGATGTTGGGTTTATCAATGCAAAGTTGGACCTGATTCTGGAACTGCTGGAAGGTGGCATCCAAGCTAAAATTGACGCAGCAGTTAAGGAGCTTAACGCTTCGTCCGACGCGGAGGAAGCCGCAATTAATGAACAGTCAAAAGGAGACTAACAATGGCAGTTGATCTAAGTGGACTTCAGGCGGCAGTAGCCCGCAATACCTCGGTTGATACCTCGGCAGTAGTGCTGATTCGCGGCATCTCGCAGCGCATCAAGGATGCCATCGCAGCAGACGATATCGCAGACGCGACAAACATCAACGCGCTGGTGACAGAATTGGACGCCTCAAGCGACAATCTTGCTGGCGCAGTAAGCGAGAACACGCCAGCGACGCCAGCGCCCGCTGAGCCACCAGTCTAACGCAAGATTGCCGCCTTTTGGTGAAATGCAACGCGTACATTCGTCGCACGTGTTGGAGGGGCTACTGAGGGGCGGCAATGAGTGGCAGCGTCTCGGTAATGCGAGGGTTTACGGCGTGAAGGGACATGCTCCAGACTCTGCGGGGAGCCGAGGCGCTGTTATAGCCCAATGTCAATGAACGCTACCTCCCCCGACTAAATGACCGATGAACAGAAGCTTGTCGAACTTGTTACGCGCGGACTGGCTGGCATACAGGAGCAGTTACGCGAGCGCGAGGGGCGAGTCTCGCAACTATCCGAGAAGATGGTTGGCGTCGAGTTTCAACTGGTCCAGCTAAACAAGACGCTTGGTAAGCTTGAGTCGGACATGGCGACGGCGCAAATCAGTGTTATCAACCAGCGCATCCACATGCTGGAAGAAGCGGCCAAGGAAACCAAGGCCAAAGCAATTGAAAACGGCAAGTGGATCAAAGGGTTGGTTGCCAGTGTAATAATGCTGCTGCTTGGCTTCGTGTTCAACTTTCTGCGAATTAGCCTGAAACAATGAGCTCAGAACTAGACAAACTGGTAGCCGTGGTAGACGACATCGATCCGTCCGTGCTCACTCAAAGCGACATTGACGCTATCAAGATCTGGGGCGCAGACAAAGCAGGCTTCGTGCTGGTGGACATCGAGACGCAGAAGGTAATCTACGCTACGCCGGGTGCCGAAGCGATCTTTGGCTACGTGACTGACGAGATGGCTGGGCTGGATCTGATCGAGCTGGTGCCGGAAAACTATCGTCACGGGCACGTAGGCTACGTTCAAAGCTTCGGACAGGCAATGCAGACTCGCAGCATGGGCCGACGCGATACGGTGCTCTACGGGAGAGAGCGCAGCGGCCAGACGTTTCCAGTGGAGATCGGACTGTTCCCGCGCGTGTTTCGCAAGCGCAAACTGTGTCTGGCAAATGTGGTACGCCTCAGCAAAGAGGCGTAGAGTTAGTTTACAGTTTCATAACCCGAGAAAGGTGACAAGCAACCATGCACACAGAAGACGAGATGGACAAGGACAGGGAGAGACAACGGAATCAGCCGACGCAGCCAACTAAGCCGACGCAGCCTAAGCAGCCGCAGCCCGCTCCCGCACCGACACCGAAGCCGGAGCCGCAAGGCGACATTGATAACCCCGGCAAGGGACAGGGGGGCGGCTAGCAGTGGTTCCAGAGCGAGTCACAGAATCTTCGGACAGGATCTGGATGGTGGCTCACTGGAAGTGGGAGCTTGACCCTGCTACCCCGTGGTATCGCAAGGCGTTCTTCAGGTATATCTTTCGCCCGTTTATTCACTTCTCATGGAATGTGATGAAGGTCCCGTGTCCCAAGGGCGTAGAGGTCAACGGCAAAAAGGTAACAGTGTTCTGGTTTGAAAACGGCGGCTTCTTCTCGTCAGAAGATCAAGCAGACATTGCCTGCGTGAGTGACTGGATGGGTTACAAAGATGTGCCGCTGGATCGAGCCTTCCCACTTGAGTCGGCGCAGTATAGTTCGCTTGTGTTCCCACGCCAGAAGAACCCGCGCCAGCACCGCAAGACTCCTACGTTTAATCTCGTCATCAAGGACCGCAAGCAAGACGAGCAGAAGGACCAGACGCTGGCCCAGGCGCTACAGCAACTCAACCAGGTACTTCGATGATCCGCCCATGCAACTCGAATCCCCTGCCATTCCTCACAGCCTGCTACAAGTGTTGTGGCTTGTGCTTGCATCATCCCTTGGATGGATAGGTGGCTGGCTCACACGGCGACGCCGAGAACCTGCTGAAATCGCCAAACTCAATGCTGAAACAAGACAGGTTAGCGTAAGCACCGACGTGTCACTCATCCAAGCCGCTACACAAGCAATTGCCGGAGCTGAGAGGCTACGCAGTGAGCGTGAGCATTGGGAGCGCAAAGCCACGGATGCGATGTTGGACCTTGAAGACGAACGCAGACTAAGTGCTCAGCAAGCTACCCGCCTGACGCTGCATGAGTATCAGATGAAACGGCTCAAAGGCTTGCTGGACGCACATGGGATAAGCTATAGCGAGATTGATAAGCCGCGTTCGTCTGATTAGCGGCACTCCCTTGAAGGTTGCTAATTTACGCGCTACTACGGTTAAACGGCTCAGCTCAATTCATCGTTTTCAACGGACATAAGCCCAATGCCTACCCGCAGCCCTGAGCTTTCATAGCCTCCCGCCCCGCACTACTAGCTTTACAGGTTCAAACGTGCCTATCCGTTACTAACAAGCTTTGGCTTAGGCAGCGACTTTATTGGAGCAAGGTCAATTGCTAACTCCCGTTTTGCGTCCCGCCCGGCCTGTGTCAACTTTGCTGCTATACCTATTGCATGATCATATCGAGCTTGACCGATAGCATCAAGACGATCTCGCGGTACAATCGCAAGCCGTCTAAATGCACGTCCGGTATGTCGGATGCCCTGCTTAACATTGCGCTCCGATTCCTTTAGCCGATCAGCCGGGTTAAGGATCTTCAACCCGACGCCATGAATCCACTCACTGTCAATGTTTCGCTCATTGCGCAATCGTTTGCGCCAAGTATTGATAACGCCATAATAGCGTTGCGTTTTAGCTGGGATTTTTAGTAGTGCCTCAAACTCCGTATGTCGGATGACTTGATCTTCATCAGGCAATGGAAATGCCTCTTCTAACTTACGCACGTCAGGACCGTAGGGGATACCGTTGACTAATTGTGGAGGTTTCATGGATTTATCTTTACGCCTCAGATAGTGAGTCAGGCTCAACCCTGAGTTGCCCCTTGCCCTTACATCGCTTGCAGCGTTGACTCGTATACTTAACAGGACAATCTCTATCTAACTTGTCAAAAACCCAAAGTATTATAAATGTCGGCGGCATAATCATTGCCGTCCAGTCTGTAACGCGACCCGATCCGTTACAATCGGGACATTGGATTATTTCGGCCACGTTTCCCTTTCACGCCATTGGCGTCCTCACCAAACCACGCCTAACCTACACCCAGCCGAACCTGACCCCACCAGACCTAGCCAAGCCATACCGCGCCCAGCCACAGATAGATAGGTTTAGCATTGCGTGAGCCATTGGCTCCCTTGCCTAACCCGACCGGACCAGACCCCGCCCCACCATACCTAGCCGTGCCTCGCCTCGCCGATACCTCGCCACACCAAAAACCATAAAACAGCAAATTGCACCATTGATGCCCTAGCCTCGCCTTACCATGCCGGTCCACGCCGTACCGAGCCTTGCCTAGCCAAGCCAGACCGAACCAAAATGATGATTGCTGCGCCATTGACGCCCCTACCTTGCCGGACCGAACCGTGCCTGGCCACACCTGACCGTACCGCACCAATACCGAACCCCACCGAACCACACCAATCTCAATCCTCTGTAACCACCGCCTCAAACATCCCAAACTGTCCCGGCGTCTTCCCGCCCGGTCGCCAGTCGCCCAGCCCCTTGTATCGTCCGGCAATATCAAGGATTTGCTGTAGTACCTTTGGGGTGATAGCTTCATCAATAATAGCCACACGCCCCTCTGTGGACCACTGGTCAAATCGCGGACGTACACGAACATGCTTAGACTGCCCAACCTTTGCACGCTTTACGAACAACGCGAATCCCAACTCTCGCGTCCTATCTGAGTGTTGAGAGAACTTGAGCTTGCCATCTTTTAGCGCGTTGATATCAGCCATTGATACCGTGGCACCTGAGCCGTTGACGTGTAGCGGCCAGTGAAACTCAGGGCACAGTAGACCGCTTTGCGATTGTGCTTTGAACGTCTTCTTGCCCGATCCTGTTGGCACTTGGGCACCGCCCGCCATCATACAACCCATGATGTACTCGCTGGGAATCGTGATAATCTTTCCGTCAGTGTTCAATGAGCCAATCCAGCGCCAAGGCGGGGTACGATCATCGCCAGCTTTAGACATCGCCTTATTACTCGGATCTTTGCGCCACTCATCCATCGCGTCAGACCATTCAATGTTGTCCGCGTGCATCAATAGCGGTGTTAATCCTGTTATCTTAACGTGTACGTTTAGCATCTTTCTCCCACTTTCTTGATTTACAGTTTGGGCATTCCTTTGGATTAGCCGTTTTCGGCTTCCATTCGTACTTGCAGCGTTGGCATTTCCTCATAATCTGAATCATAATCCGAGCGGGTTAGATGTCAATGATTATTTACACGGCAAACGAGACGCCGCTGAGCCCTGACGCCTTGTAATGGTAAGTCCATCAGCCACGCACCGCTTTCTTAACCGCGTTCAATGTATCAATAGCCGCGTTGATTGCTGCCATGTTGATACGCACGGACTGCAATCTCTCGTACTCGGCGACAGTGATCTCGCAGGTAGTGAACCTGACCTTACATGAGCGACAGCAGTAACGCCGCCGTCGCGTGTTCTCGTCCTGGCGCGAGTCGACTACGTAAGTCCTGCCATTGCAGTTTGAGCATTCCATTGCGGGTTTAGCCAATCTTCCAGACTCGTGCCACCTGCCCCCTTGGCGCCACATCACTCTGCGCCCATGCTGCCAGCTCGGGCCACGTCAACGCGCCATCGTCGCCATCAGTCAGGCGCTCCAGCAACCGCTGATGTGCGTCCTCGCAATGCCAGCAGGCAGGGGCGTCTTCAAGCGTGACGTAGCCGCAGGAGAGGCATTGGGTCATTAGCCTGCTCGTTCCTCGCTGCCACACGACGGACAGGCAATGTAGCCACCACTGACAAGCGGGAGCAGTCCCTGCTCACATTGCCACGGGCATGGCAGCAAGCCGAATAGCCGATCCTCCGGTGCTTCATACGGATAGGCGTTGGACCACTCGAAGGGATTGGCGTAGGGGTCGGTCGCATTGATGTTAGACGCCATCTCAATCTCCCGCCGCGCGCTGAGCAGATGCGGCGAATGGATGGTAATTGCGATAACCCATTGCCGGATCGTGAATACCGCTACCCTCAGGTTCCCCGCAGGTAGCAGGATCGTCGCCGTCTTCGCTGACACGGGTACAAAGTTCCGCCGACTGATGCTGCCGTTGCAGACTCTTGTTGATCGCTGCCGCCATCCCTGACGCCCGCTTCGACTTAGCAAGCTGATAGACATGGTACTCTGCCAAGTTAGGATCGTGATGAATTGGTGCTGACTTAAAGTAGTCACAGGCAGCGCATCCTTTACGAACTATCGTCGCCTTACGTGCCTTCTTAGCAGGTTTCCCCACCTCATCAGGCTGCGGGTCAACCTGATCGAGGAACAATGCCTGTTGGTCCACTGTTAGACCGTGAAACAGTTCGATTAGTTGTGTGACTGGGCTTCTCATTAGTCTTACCTTTCGTCATCTGCAAGTGTCGTTTACGCAACCAGAAGAGGAACTTGTTTTAGCGCAATCTCTCCGTCAACTGTTCCCGCTTTGGTATCTCTTCCGTGATATAAATGTCCATTAGCAGCAAGAGCATGTTCATCATTGCTACCATAAGGATGTCGTTGTCTGCTTTTGTGTTCATAGCTAACCTCTCACCGCAATCCACCAAACCATCAGTACGCTCAGCCCCACGCCAAGCACCATGCCTGCCAGCAGCAACAACGCACAGCAACCAGCCTCGGCGGCGCGTGAGCCATGAACGTCGCTCATCCTGCGGCCTCGCTAAACAGCGTCGTCTGTTCTATTGCTGATTCTGCGTTGCGCAGGTTCGCGCAGGCTTGCTGGTGGTAGCTGGCCTTAAGTTCAAACCCGATGAAGCGTCGCCCACGTTGCACGGCTACGTAACCAGTGCTGCCAATGCCTGAAAAAGGATCTAGGACCACATCGCCCACATTGGTCCATAGTTCCAGTCCGCGCTCAATCACTTGCAGCTGTAAAGGGCACACATGTCGCTCGTCGGCCTCTTCTCGCGCAGATTCACGTTGTAGCGTGTCAGACTGGCTGATGTCCATCCAGACAGGGGAGGCATAGCGTCGCCAGACTTGATGGCTGTAAACCGGATCATCGCTGGTCATGCCCGCATAATTGGCTATGTCCCTAGCTCGAATAACCGCTTCGCCTTTTCGCGCTTTCGGTTCATCCTCGCCAATAAATTCCGTAAACCCGTTGGGCCGCGCGATCGGCTCACTGTTCGTTTCGGGCTTGCGCATGGTAATCAGATAATCCGGTAGTCCCTGCCGACACATCGCGCTGTCTTTGACTACTTGTTTATGCATCAGTCCAAGCGCCTTGGTGCGTGTTGCCTCAATCAACGGATCTTTCCAGATCGACGCTCGTGAGTGGTAGATAAACCCCGCTGACTGAAATATGCGGATAAGATCGCCAGGGAAATCTTTCAAGCCGATATAGCCGTCACGCTCTTTCATTGCCGGAATGTCCATGCAGTGAAACGACAGCAAGCGGCCGGGTAACAGCACGCGGTATAGCTCTTTAACGAGAAACTGAAAATGCGCATAGAACTCCATGTCGCCCCGCGCGTTACCCATATCGCGCTCAGACGAACTGTACGTGTAAAGCGATACAAACGGCGGGCTAAATATCGAATAGTGAACGCTATCGCTTGCCACGTCTTTGATCAGCTCAACACAATCACCCAACCGCATCTCCCAACGCTCGCCGCGCTTCACGTCAGTCTTGTAAGTGTCAGCGGTTCTGACCGTGCCCGTATGCACTGCCTCAGTGTTGTAAACCGACATATGCTTCACCATCTCCTTTGCCATGCGCGCGGCGTCAGCTTCCTTGCGTTGGATGTTGCGTACCACGGCGCCCTCAGCCTCACTGGTAATAACGTGGCAGTTGACTTCTCGAGTTTGCCCGAAGCGCCAGCAACGTCGCACTGCCTGATACCACTGTTCCCATGAGTCGCTTAGACCAACGAAGGCAAGGTTAGAGCAGATTTGCAGGTTTAGACCGTGCCCCGCAATGCTCGGCTTGCTCACCAGCACACGATAGCGTCCTTCGGCAAACCCAAGCAGTCGATCTTCCTTGGCTTCGTCGCTGTCACGCCCTGCTACCTGCACGGCATCAGGGATCAATCTTGCCAGCGCGTCACCCTCAGCGTTCAGGTCGCACCAGACCAGCCATGGCTCAGTTGACTCGTTGACCAGCGACGCGCATAGTTCAACACGCTCGCTTAGGCTGTTCCTACGTGCCCCGCGTCGTTCGAGCAGTGTTTGCGCTTCCACTGGAAACAGGAACCCGTCAAGATTGCGTGCTGACTTGACTACGTGATGGTGATAGCTTAGTGGCGGCAACACAAAGCCATTGTTGTCGTAGCCTAAGTCGGCAGGCTGACGCAGCATCACGGCCCACTGGCATACCCACTTCCAGTATTCTTCCTCAGCATGGCCCTTAAGCCGCCACTTGCTTGTGTCACCGCCATCATGAACAAAGAAGGTTGATAGCATCTCAGTGCGCGTTAGCACACCAAGGAATTCACTGTGATTGCCAAGTTCCATGTAGTCGTTGGGTGCGGGCGTAGCCGTAGCGCAAAGCTTCATTGGCGTGTTGGCGAATTGCTCAACCAGTAGATTACGAGTAGCGCCAGAGTAGGACTTCAGGATTGACGACTCATCCAGCACCACGCCGACGAGCGTAGACGGATCGAAATGATGCAGCTTTTCATAGTTGGTGACATAGATCGCGGGCTTTGTTATGTCCGACTGCTGGACAGCAAGACGCGCCCCGATCCCAAACTTTGCACCTTCCCGTACTGTTTGCCTAGACACCGCCAATGGTGCGAGGATTAGCACTGACTTATTGAGCTTTTGGACTATACGCTCAGCCCAGTCTAACTCCATTAAACTTTTCCCTGTTCCACAATCGGAGAAAATTGCCGCCTTGCCGCGTTCTAACGCCCAACAGGTAATGTCACGCTGAAAGTCAAATGAATGCGAACTCAGACTCTCAGGTGTGAACCCGCTCGGCGCAACCGTGATGCGTTTGCTGTCCAGAAAATCAGCGTATGTAGTCGTCATAAGTCTTCTTGGGCCACTTAATGAGCCAGTTACCGCAGCGCTTACATGCCTCGACGTAGCAGTCCCACTCAATGGTAGTTGTGGAGATCTTCGTCAACCGTGTGGCACGACAATGCGGGCAGTAACGACGCTTGCCTGTAGGCTTGAACTTTAGCTCAGCGTATGACGCCATTACGTGCCGCCTCAGTCAGGTCAAGTATGCCGCGTCGCGCGACGGCTGCGATTTGCAACAACTCCTGCGGGTCAGGGTCGTGGTCGCGCACGCTGTCCCAGAACCCCTGTAGCTCACCAAGGATAACCGCGAAAACCTCATGGGCTGATTGCAGTTTGCCATGCTTATGCTCGCCTGCGTCACACTCTAAAAGCAGACGGCGCTGCAATTCAGCGGGTGTCATAAAGCCCCATTCAGGCTGTTCTAGTCGTTTTACCATTATGCTTTCAACGTCATGGTGATATAGCGATAGCCTGGTTCACCTTCAACGCCCAACTGAAACAATCGCAGGTCATCGTTGAAAGCCATGACCGGATTACTTTCCAGATCGACAAACGAGATAAAGTGTTGCCCGTTGACGCCAATAGTCAGCTTGTCGCCGTTTAGCGTGGGACAGTCAATCGGCAGAGTCTCAACGGAATGGCCCATCTCGCTTTCCTTTGTCTCAATGGTCAGCTCCGTTTGCGACAGGCTGAGACGCAAAGGGACTGGAATCAGCGCCGACTCTTTGGCGGTCACTGCTGCCAGCTTGAATGCCAGTGCCGTGGCCGCACTGTCCAGCACAAACGAATGTTTGAAGCTAGTTGGCACCAGTGGTCGCCAGTCAGGAAACTTGGCGTCAAGCAGTCGAGTAGCAAACACTTTAGACCCTTGGCGAAAGACTGCCTGATTACTGTTTGCGCCGACTTCCACTTCACCGTCAAGAAACTTGGTTAGCGCAGTTGCAGCACGAACATGCAGCAGGACGTCAACATCCAGCGTCGTGGCAATCTCTGTCACCGCAAAGTGACGGCTGTTGGTGCCTGCCACAGTGAGTACTCCATCGCGCGACCGCAACGATATACCATGCATCCATGCCTCAACGGCGTCAGGGGAGGTACATCTCAGCGCGCGGACGATTGCCGTCTTAAGTTGAGCGCCGTCCAAGGCCGCCATCTCCACTTGTGCCTGCTGCGTTTCAGGGAAGCTTGCCACTGGGAACGCAGGCAACTTGTGACTTGACTTACCACACTTGACCTGAATGCGTTCGTTTGGCTTAGGCGTGAACTCAACTGTGTCGCCATTGAACAGCCGCACCAACTCCTGTAACTGCTTTGACGGTACACATCCTGACCACAGCTCACCTGACGCCTCAATCTCAGTGATGATAGTAGTGTCAATGTCGGTGCTGGTAAACGTAAGCGTGTTGCCGGTGAACTCAAACCTCACAGTGCTGAGTATAGGGATCGTAGTTTTGCGCTCAGCTGTAACAGTAAGCAATGCAAGCTCAGCGGCAAGTTGGGCGCGGGGGAGGGTGATCATTGCTTGACCTTAGCTTTCAACTCCTCGATCTCTTCTTCAAGGTCCTCAACGTCAGACTCCAAGTCGCCAACCCTTTCGGTCAGATCACGATTCTCTTCTATCAATTCGTCGTTGCGTGCCTGGACATCTACTGACTCTCGCAACCGCTCAGCCAGATAGGCGATTTTCTCCGCCCCAGTCTTCACGCCCAGATGCGGCGGCCAGTGGTCCAGTAGTGCGTTGGTTACCAGTGTTTGTAATTGTTCGGCGTCCATTATGTCTAACCCTTTCGTGTTACCCTAGTGGCATTCCGCTATCACGGAAAGACGGGTAACCGTTTTCCTCTTCACTGTGTACTGCTCGGTGACGGGATGATCCGATATACGTCATTGCGGCGTCCCGGCCATCAGTAAACACGTCTCGCACGTACGATATGCCGTGCTCTCCGTAGATGTCAGCCGCTGCTTCTCGCGCCAATCTAGCGTCCTCGCTTGCTGTCAGTTCCCGTAGTTGGTTTGCATCCATTGTCTGATTGTCCTCCTGTTTACCCTGAGCGCCCCTTTGGACGATACTTAAACCCGCGCATTCGCGTCGTAACTTAAATCAGCGGCGCTAGCAGCCGACTATGAACCAGGGCGCTCACCCTCCCCACACTCACAACACGTCGAGCACGCGCCACAATTGTCGCATTGGTATTGCGAACATTCACAAAGCTGATTGCCGCAGCAGTGGCAGTGGTAGGTCATGTTACTCGCTTTCCTGTTGGGCCAATTGCTGCTCGCCTCGCTCAAACTCAACGTGAATGTCCATTGTTGTTGGTGGTCGTTGAGACTGATAGCGGCTAGTGCCTTCAATGCGCTTGCTATGCGGCACCCAGAACTTGAAGATACCTTCGTCGCTTTTGTGTTCGTAGACCCAGAATTTATTAGTGCCGTGGCTATACGTTGCGACAATTTTTAGCGCCATCACCTATCACCTTTAATTGAACCATTACCCGCTCGTAGATATCAGCCGCATCTAAGAGATTGTTTGCGCTGTTACCTTTGCTTTCATCGTCATTAAGCCCACGCGACAGCGGCATCGCACAGCGGGCGCATCCGATCAACCTGCGCCGCCAGTGACGCGCTCAACTGTTCCAGCGCCTTGATACGCGTTTCGTACTTAGCAAATTCAGCCTCAGCCTGTCCGGCTGGTAGGTAAGCATAACCAGTATCACCGCGCATATCAGCGATCCTCCCCAACGTCAATCGTTTCATTCAGCATGGGCATTGGCTGGTCAGTGGAGTTCTCTTAGCGTTACTTCAACTTTTTCATCAATGCCGTCAATGCTATCCCATGAACCGCACTTGACCCGCTTATCATTGAATCCTGCCTTTGCTGCAATCAGGTCTAGCAACGGCTTGACCGCGTTGTGCGTGTCAAACTCTCGTAGGTTGCCATTGGCATAATAGAAGCGATAGTAAAAGACAGTATCGACGCGAATGATCGACTTCTCCGATTGCAATACAATCCTTGGCACAAACACCGTGGCGTCGTTCTTCCACTTGCGAACCTCTGGTTTTAGTTCTACCTTGCGCTGCGAGTAAATGATGTTGTGCAAAGCATTCACAGAAGGCGGCAAGACTGGAATCGTAAACCTGTACTCACCGCCCTCTGTGGCCCCCATCGCGTCTACTCTACTTTCCGATAGTTTTCAATCACATTCTCGCTGCCCTGATCCGTCCAGACGCCTTCAACTTGCGCTCGCTTTGCGCGCTTGATAATGTCAGCCTTGACCAGTTTGCCAACAAGTTCTTCACGAAACTGGCGCGTAATCTGAATGTTGGCGACGTCGCCGCCCATGGCTTTGTAGAACTGTTTCGTGGGACGCCATGCCTTGCCGTCAGGAGCGTACTTGTCATACTTGAACGCATCGGGAAAGTCTTCGCGATTGAGCGCCAGCAATAGGTTGACGAAGAATACCTTGCCAACATAACGCGGCTTGCCGTCCTCACCGGGTTCGCCTGCTCCCTCGGGACCAACTTTCAATTCTAGGTGTAGGTTCTTCTTGGCCCACACTTTCGGACCGCCTTCGGTTTTGTACTCCTGCGTATCAAGTGTGGCCTTGCGGATTTCAAACACTACGTTTCGTGCGGTAGGCGTCGTATCGTCGTCTGGTACGTGCGATAGATCGCCAACGCTGATGTCCTCGTCGCCTTCCGTGACCCAATCGGGCGTATCATCCGTTTCGTCGCCGTAGTTCAATGCTTCCTCTGTGGCTGACATGGTTATTTAGCTCCTTCAAGTTTGATTGTTGATATTTACGCGCCCGTTTTTGTGGGCATCGTAGTTGGTGCCGCAGTAGCCTTAGCCACATCGGCTTTGACTTGCAGTGAATTCATGATTGCGTCATACAATGATTTGTTCGTCAGGTCTAAGCGTGCAGGCAAGCCGAAACGGTTTTTAGCGTTGACGATTGTTCCCAAGCCTCGTGCAATGTCGCAGATTGCTTCATACTGTACCTTGCCATCCTTCAATGACTTCTCAAGATAAAGATCTGCGCCAACAAGTCCGCTGAGCTTGTTACGAAAGCCGCCCTCAATCATGGGCGCAATGTCGCTGTTGGTCATCACCTTCTTGGCGCGATTCTTAATGTTCGCATTCCCTTGCACTGCCTCTTCACTCTCACGTTTGAGGTGCGTTGTGAGCACGACGTTTAGCTTGTGGCGCGTTGCCATTGTCATCAAGTCAGCAGCCACAAAGCGATGCAGGTACAGACCGAGGTTGCGATACATTGTTTGTGAGTCGACGTTGCCCGTAGTGGCTGACTTGGCGACCTCGTATTCGTTGATCTGTCGCCACTTCATGTCCACGAAGTAGGTGAAGCCGTCAATTACTAGCGTCTCGATGGCGGCGTCTGCTGCCAGTTGTCTTGCGTGGGTCAAGCATCCATAGACGCTTTCACGCTGCTCACTGGTAGCGTTCTCCTTGAAGGTGCCAACTAACTCACCCTTTGTCTCAATGTGCAATTCCTCGTACCACACTAAGTTGTCAAGGAAACGCTTGTTGGCGGGTTGGCGCACCGTCTCAAGACCGGCAGGGTCGCAACTAATAACGTAGCACTTAGGGAACGATAACGATTGCAGCGTCTTCCCACTTCCGAAGTAGCCTGAAATGTTAAGCGTGAGCGCGGGCTTGCGCTCAAGGAATGTTGCGCGATCTGGCATTGTCAATCATCCTTTCAAAGGGCCGCAGCGACATGCTATCGGCGTTTGTAGCGTTTAGAGGGTTAAACCTCTATAGTGATCTCAGTGGGCGCAAACTCCGGCGATTGTAGCGCATGCTCGCCCTCATGTTCGCGGTCAAGTTGACACGGCGCAAGTGGTTCACCAAACCAACGCCCGCAAATGCGTCGATAGTTAAGCTCAATCAACTCCGCATCATCAGGATAGAACCAGCCAGCCTTGCAAAGATCACGGTATTCGCAGAACTTACACTGCGAGGTATTCATGCCCCAGACACCTGTTGCTTTCGCGTGCTCAACTCGGTCCACCCAGTAGTGACGCGAATCAAGGTCCGCTTCCATCTGCCGCCCATTGACGTTGAACGTCTGGCGCTCAAACGAGGTACGCAGTCCCCAACACGCAAGCATCTCGCGCTTATGGTACTTCGAGAAGCGGCGCTCACCGTGTGAGTAGCCGTACTGCTCGGCGTTGTCGATGTCTAACCATTGCCCGTTGAAGCCTCCACGCTTGTCTTTCTCTGCAAGCCAGCGAAAGCTAATGGCGTCAATGATGAAACCGTCACAAAAGCCCCATCGCTCCTTGATGTAGCGCACGTATTCAACGATCTGAGAGTTTGGTTCAAAGCCTGCCCAGTAATCGTAGTTCAAGTATTTCTTTGTGGTTTTGTGGTCCATGCCGTAGATCTGGCCCGTAGCAATATCTTCAATCACGAGGTCCAGCTTGACCACAAAGCCGTCCTCTTGCTTGTCCAGCGTCTCAACGCTGAGCACCTTGTATCGCTTGTCTTCCTCACGCCAGCGGCTCACATATTGCGCCAATGCCGTGACGCCGTTTTGCCGCGTTTTAGCGAGATCGCTTTCATCTAATTGGCGCGGGTAACTAGCAAGAAACGCCTCTTGTGCCGTTCGCAGTGGTTCACCAAGGTGAATTAAGCGCAGTCCCTCATGGAAGGCCCGAGAGTAAACCATGTGATGCGACTCGCCGCCATCCTCACGCCTTCGCAGGCAAAGCTCGTTGTGGTAGTAGCAAGCCAGCGGGCACTCACGAAAGCGTTGCAGATAGCTGTTAGAGTAGTTGGTCACGCACGTACCGCTTGCTTAAATCGCTCAATGAGGTATTCATTCCACTGACGGCGTCCAAGTTCAAGGTCACTGAGATACGCAGGCGAGTAACCGATAATTGCCGCTACTTCACGTAGCCCCTTATTTGCAGCCTTGCGCAGCGCACGCAACCGTCGACCTTGCTCGACTTGATCAATCACCTGACCATTGCCGCCACACGTTGGACACGCTCTGTAGCCTTTTCGTGTTCGCATCGGCGGCTAAAGTAGCATTGTCCGCTATCACTGTCAACAACTTTCTTGCTTACTTTCAACCAGCGCTTCCAGTGCCGCCACCGCGTCATCCCGGCGTATATAGGGTACGGCGTCGAACGGCAGGATAGATAGAGCATTCAGCTTCTCAATGCACTCGCTGATGGTGTTGGTGCGGGCCGTCGCTCGAACCTCTCTAGCGATACCTTGTATAAGCGCCTTAGCGGATGGGACCGTGAGAGCGTCTATAACCCGTTTCCTGAACACTGGTCCAGCGGTTTCCAGTTGCTCCCAGAGAAAGTCTAATTCGCGTTGGGTTAGCGGACCATCACCATCTTCCATTCCAATTGAGTCGTGTAGCTCTTCCATTGACATGCGAATTACCCTGGCTGGCCCTGCCTTATTGGGAGTGATAGTGCTTGCGGGACAATCTTTACAGTTCGGGCACGAGTAGCCAAGCGTGTCGCCGATCGCCCGCTACGTGCGACTCGCCATTATTGCAGAGTCCAGCAATGTATTCCAGTTCCTCGCGGAGCTTCTGACTCATTCGATACGACTCACCCATCGCTTCAGCTACCGCCTTTCACTTCGCGCTCGCTTTCTCAGGAGATCGCCCGCGCGGTAAACCGCCCACAACGCACCGTGAACCGCAAGAAACACCAACACGAGTCGTTTAGTACCAGCCGCAGACTCAACGGCGAACGCCGCGCAGATCGCCGAATACAGAACTGAGACGTTGAACCAGACTAACTCTTTCACAGTTTCTCTCCTTCCCCTTCCGTGCGGGTCTTAGCTTCCTTGACCGCTGCGCATCTCGGCAATGGTTGCTACATCGTCTTTCCTGTGTCTCCCACGATCCGGATCGCCGGAGCCATGAACGATTCGATATTGCTCAAACTTACCGGCCAGTTCGTACAAATCCGCGACATAGCCGCTATAGAAGCCCAATCTCTCCGCTTCTTTCGCATAGGCCCGCAATGCTGCCGGGGCCGCAGGGTCTTTAGCTCCAATGACGAAGTTAGGCCACTCGACCACGCTTCCGTCGCGACGTTTTACCAGATACTTTCCTTCCGGTGTTGCTGGGTCGTTTCTCCAAAGCCCAGTGATCGGTTTTTCCTCCATTGGTGTTTTCTCCTTCTACTGTTTCACTTCCGTGCGGGTGGCGGCGCGGGACTTACTGCACCGTTGTTATTTCTTCCACGTCCGCACTGGTGCGCACCATCCACGAGTCCGTGTTGACCATTTCCGTTAGTTCGGCTTGTGTAAAATTCGCGCCCGCAAGTTTGTGAAGATTCTCCATTTGGCTCCACGTAATAAATCCCGCTTTGCAAAGTGCGGGTACGATCCGAAATGGATAGGCTTCTTTCGCGTCGGCCCACTCACCGATAAGACCAAGATCGCCTAGATCAATCTTCCCTGCCCTAATCTCATCAAAGAATTTCCGCACGGCATCGTGACCTGACGGTGCGGTGTAAGTACGGCGGAATTGCCCGCTGCTGATTTCAATCTTCACTGCTTGCTCCTTCTGGCTCTCGCGTGCGGGTGGCGCGAACTTGTTTGCTGGCCCACTCGCGGACCTGAGCCATTGCCTCGTTGAGCGAGTCCGCGTCAGCCTCAATTGGTAACATTGTGTCCTTAACGGTCGCGGACGTAATACGAATTCTTGCTACTGTTTCAATCTTCTCTAGTTTCCAACCCATACCTAGTACCAGTCGCCCCTCGTGCGAGACTGAACAGTAATGACGTGGAAATATCTCCCGCAACTCAGCCAGACATCCTTCAACTGTTGTTTCTCCGGTAGCGCGGGGAGGTTCTGCTTGTAGCTTCTTTCGTAAGGCCTCGACGCCCTTCATCTGCTCATAGTTGGGCAGCTCGTATTCCAGTGCATCTGCCATAGCGATGATTCGCTTGCGCTCAATGTCAGCTGCTGTAGCGCGGGGAAGGTCAGCGCGCACGTACTCCGTGTAGCTTGATGTCGACCGTAACGAGCCTACCCACCGCGCCGGATTCGTGTACGCAATCATCCTGCCGTATTTAAGACCGCCGTAGAGCCAGATTCTCTCTGGTGGTCCATTCATCGCGGGCCTCCATGCGAGCGCAATGTGTATTGGGGGTTGTCCCCAAAGTTCTCATCTGGCTCGCCATCGAAGACCTCCGCAACGTCTGCCTGTATAAAACGGAAGTGAAGGTTACCGACACTTAGAAGCAGTTCGGCGTTCTTACGCTTCCCGTGATTACCTAGATAGATCGTTGCCTCAATGGGTATGCCGTTTTGCTGTGTTCTAAAGACGCGTCCACGGTGAAGCTCTCGGTTGTCAAACCCGTGCTCAAACGCTGGCGTGTCTTCGGTCTGAATACATCGAATCATAATTGTTCATTCTCACTTTCCGTCTTCACTTGATAACGGATATTTTCAGCAATGCTTTCGTCTTCCTGTCGCCGGAATCTGCCAACAGATCGGCAACGCGGTTAGCATCAGCGCGACTGAGGTAGATAGCGATTGACTCCTGCTCCTTCTCACTCATTCCTGTGGCTTCCCTTCTCTGATAGCGGCGGCGATATACGCACGGCGGCATACATCCCAGACTCGTAGGCGGTCGCCGTGATCAAGTGGTTGGCCTTTTCGTTCCTTGGCCCACCAGTCAAACGGATGGTTACGCGCCCACCACTTCTCGAATGCTATCTCTGCTTCTCTAGTTGTGCTCACGGTCTAACCTTCCACTGCTTCGTAGGTCGCTTCAAAGATGTCGGGCTTACACGGATAAAATTCACCTTTCACTCCCTTAATGATCCAGTCGCCGCGATTAGCCCGCATTTCGCCTTCAAGTGTTGAGATTACCAATTCCTCACCTTCGATTCGAACACCATCAAATGAACCAAGAAACGCATGCAAGTCTGCGGGTTGTAAGGTCCGCGTGTTGCGAACCGCTTCAATTACTACGGGTTTCTTTCTAAACTTCGGCATCAGTTCTCTCCTTTGCCCCAACGGTTCTTGTCGTTTCGAGATGTCGCTTAGCAACCTGTAGCGCTAATTCACTTGCCATCACTCGTTACCTTTCCTTTGCTAGCACCGCCTCCGCCGCGCCAACTATTGAGCGATCAGGCATTGCGCCGTTGCGGAAGCATTGCAGTACGTTGTCAAGCGCCTCTCGCAGTTGGGCTACTTCACGAAGTAGCGCATTGCGCTCGCTGCATAACTCTGGCGTGATAGGACCAAGAAACTCTCCAAGCGACATGCTTGTTGGATCGGTATCCGCGATGCAGTAAAACACTCCGTCTCGCACTTCGACCGGTTCCGGCGTGGCGTCTTTGTCGTAGCGCCACCAGTAGAATCCGTTCGCGTCCGCTTGCGTCCAGACTGTCGCCTTCGTCCGGGTCATTGCGGTTGCTCTTTTAGTCATATAATCCGTTGTCCGAACCGGCGCGAAGAGCTTTAGGTTGTCTTCGATGATCGTTCCACGCCACGATCCGCGCTCCGTAGATTTGGCCAGCCTTCCACGCGGTACTGACTGACCAGAAGGGAAGAATCAGCGGCCAGAAAATAAAACTACACACTGCATCCGTGAGTGCCGAACTGTCGTTAGTTGGCCGACAGGCGCGATAGAGCGCTACGGTTGCGGCCATCCAAATCGCAGCCGCTACGAACCAAATCAGAATCGCCACCTATTCCGTCCCTTCTCTGGCGGCAATTGCGGCGTCTGCGCGTCCCTGTAGGTAGGCGTTTCGTAATTCGTCAGCAACCCATGACCAGTCACGGATGAAACTATTATCTTCCGGTTCACCGCCGTCCCAGTAATCACGCTCGCCTGAGCTGTCCGTGATAATCAATCGATTGCGGTAGTTATAATCGTTCTCGACAGGTTCGACCTTGACCACGTAGCCTGTGGTTATCTTCACCTGCTCAGCCATTGGTAGCCTCCATTTCATTCGTGATGCTGGTTGTGCGCTTCCATTTGAACACGGGCAAGTTGAAACGCGGCGTAGTCAGGATGCGCTGGCGTAATCTCCCACGAATGCTTACCGGCATCCCATGCGTAGCGATCGCAATCGCCTTCGGCGTGGAAGTCGAGAGCGCCAAGTGCGCCCGCGCTATAACCTGCAAGCGTCATAGCCTCTGCTACATTGCGGCCATTCACGATTTGCCGCTCGCCTGTCTTCCAGAACAACGTGAACTGCTTATCTTTCACCATTGCCAGCCTCAACTCTCTTGCTTCTCAGTCGCTGCACCTACCACCATAATCGTCGTTGAATCGCACGCCATACCCGTCGCCATAATGGACGACGCCTGGGACGCGGGCAGTAGGTAATCCAGTCGGGGAAGTGGCGCATTAACCGCCTCCGTAAGATGGATACTCTCGCGCTATTTTGATTGCTGGATCTAGCACGCCGTACTGTTCTTTGGTACAAACATAGACACTAAGCTGACCACTAAACAGTCCGCGAATCTGCGGTTGTGCAATCAAGGCAAAGGGAACATCGTCGTCTACCGCTGTCTCAATAGTTGCAAGCTGTTCATCGGTCAGTGTCAGAATCACACTCTTGAAGCCCATCATCCATCCTCCCGCAGTCTGCGTTGCTCGCGCTCGTCAGCACAGCGAACCACTTGTAGCCAGTACTCAATTGTGGTATCGACTTGTCGGGCCAGTAACTCTACGAACCGATCCTCCGCCGCGTTGTCCGGCAACCGCTGAAACCAAGCTTCGTCAGCAAGGTAAGCATGGGCCAAGGCCACAGCGCCGTCAGTGGGAGCGTTAGGTGCAGCGCGTTCCAGCAGTGCGCGGCGGCGAGCGTGAATGGCGGTGGCGGATTGCTCGACAAGCCTTCGCTCAGCGTCGTGTTCGTTAATCGCGTTAGTAATCAGAGAGGTAGCCCACACGCACATCTCACAGTGCCCGCCATCAGCGCCTAACGTGCAAGTCGCTGAATCATGCGCAACAGTTTCAGTTATCACCGCTGGCCTCCGTCTCATACAGTAGTGCAGCCTCAATGTCAGCCAGTTCGTATTCGTCAGTCACCAGCTTGGTAAGATCACGATACAGGCGCTCAGCTTCTGCTTCGTAGTCAATTGAATCATACGCAACGGTGTTGCGGGTGATGGTCATAGATACCTCTCAATTCTGTCAGCAATCTCCGCGAAGGATGCTTTGTACGTGTCGTTCAAAGTGATAGCAGTCATGTCTCCGATTAGCGGATCACCGTCACAGAGACCAACTACGGTTTGAATAGCCGGGGCCAGTTCGCCGTCTGCCGCTTTTTCATGCCCGTCTTCGCGTTCGTACAAGAAGTCTCCCGTGTCCTCGTAGGAGCCTTCGCCCCACCTGCCAACGTCAGGATGTTCCTGTCTTACAAGTTCTGTTAGCACGTATAAGCAGCAACCGCATGAATCCCCTGCTTTTAGTACGCCAAATTCCTGCGTGAATTCGCCGGACCGCAGCGCGGCAACCCACTTCTCTTTCCATTCTTGGTCCATCTTAGTTGTCACGGCGCAACCCACCCTCTCGGTGACGACGGCATGCCTGCCTTGATGTAACAGGGCGTGCAAAGGAAGTGGCCGTTCTCGCGATTCAACGTACCTTCCTCCTGCCAAACATAGTCGTCAGGTGTCATATCAACCACGCCGCTTGCCTCTTCGCTGGCAGCATCGACGTACTCTCTCAATTCGCTTGGCGTCTTGCCGCAGCCGACGCAAAGCGGGTCAGGTCTATCGTTGTCGCTCATCACAACCGCTCCTTTGTCGATCGCTCGCCATCCATGTTGTGTGGTGGCTGCTGGAGTTGGGTGATGCGTTGGCAGATGGCGTCAATAAACTGAGCACGGGTCTTTGACTCACATTCTCCTTCATCTTCATGGTCAAATAACCAATAGCACTTGCGACCATAAATAGAGGGAGGCCCCACATCCAGCACGTCGGCAATCGCTGCTCGTACCACCGTCAACGATGCAAGACGCTGGTCCTGTTTGATAGCAGTCAGGATACGCTGCTCAACGCCAGCATCGTGCGCCATCTCCGTCAACGGCTTGCCGTCGTTCAGGTCGGCGCGAGCGCGGTCAATTACGGCGTTGAGCAGCACGATTTTCTCATTATCAGTCAACATTGTTTCTGCTCCTTTGCCTGCCTCTGATTGCGCCGCATCTGCTGCTTGCACGTATGGTTCTCGTCGCGCTTAATCCATTGCCAGCAGTCGGCGCATTGAACTTTGTTGTCGTTGTCAGCCATTGTTTTTTTCCTTGTGAGCACAAGAATTAATCAGCGCTCTGAATCATTTGGTGAAACTCGGCTACACGCTCTGGGTATTGCATCAGCGGGATGTCGATCCAACTGTCCAGTCCGACCCACTCTGCGATAGCGTTTCCAGTGGCATAAATCCTCTCTCGCGTTGCCGGTTTTCCATTGTAGTGCGACCGCACCACGGTCATAATGATTCAAAGAGTGCCGTCACGCTGAATCGTGCCGTGAGTGCCTAACGTTGCTGCCCTTGCAGCCGCCTTATCTTTTGCTGTAAGTCGAATTGTTGCGTTACGATTCATCGCTCCCATCCCTCCCGTTTCAAGGTTATGTGATGGTCAGATACATGCGACCGATTGTTCTCTCTCCCTCAGCCGCAATGTTTACACGTTTCAGACTCCGCGATCCACGCCTTACGCTCTGCCGTCAGTTCCTCGTAAATCTCGTCCCTGCTTTTCAGTTCGCCGGACGCTTTCTTATTGAAGGGACTAAGCGTCTGCCAGAACTTGCGCGAACGCTTCAGCGTCCGACCGCAACCGCCAACGCACTTAACCAACTTCATACCGTGAATCGCGACTTCGTTGAAAGTTATCGTTGCCATCGCGTCTCTCTCCCTCGTTTCAAGTTGAGCGCAGTCTAGCGCGTCTGCAAGAGTCTGTCAAGGGGTTTGATGAAATAAATTTTAGCTCTTGCGGTTTTGCTATAAACAAGAGTAAACTGCCAAGCCGTGAACATCATTCCGGGATACCTGACTGTAAAAGAGGCCGCTAAAGTGCTTGGCGTGTCGCATCAGCGTGTGCGCCAGCTTACCGGCGGGGATCTGCTCAAGAACTGGAAGAAAATCGGCCCAACCCTTATTATCCCGGAGTCTGAGGTTTTGCGGCGCAGGGAGCTTTACCCGCCACGTCGCAGACAAAGGCTTTCACCTAAACCAGCGCAGTCCAACGGCAACGGTCACAAGTAACACTCGCCACACATGGCAGGAAAATCCCCTAAACCCGGTAAGGGCAAGGCTGGCAACACCCCGCCTGCCGCTGATGCGTCCTCGGAGATCAAGGCGTTCTCACCGCACTTGTGGATGCGCAACCGCTATCTACAGGCACATAAGACGGTAATTTACGGGCAGGGTCGTTTCTTTCGCTATAAAGACGGCGTGTTCCTCGAGGTGCCGGGGTTGCGAATCCGCAAAGAGATAGCATCGCTGGCGGAAGATGACAAGCACTTTCAGGTGACGTCGGCAGCCATTGCCAGTGTTTCAGATCTCGTGCGTGACTATCGTGCGGTGCCTGACGAACAGTTTGACAACAACCCGGACGTGCTGCTGTTTAACGACTGTGTATTGGACCTGAACACGTTTCAACGCCTGCCGCATTCGCCAAAGTATTACGCAACCAGCAAGCTCCCGTTCAATTACGACCCTGCGGCTAAGTCAGACGCATGGGCTAAATGGGGCGAACGCATTGACGCCGAAGTGCGCATGTTTACCGAAGAGTTTGGCGGTTTATGCCTGACCACGGACACAAGGTTTGAAAAGTCCGTCTGGCTGGTTGGGCCTCCGAACTGTGGCAAGGGCACGTTTATCGAAGCAGTACAGGCAGCCCTAGGTCCGCAGCGATGGGTAACGCTGTCGCCGGCAGACATCAGCAATCGCTTTGGTCTAGTGAATCTGGCAGGCAAAACGCTTGCTATCGCCTCAGAAGCCCCGCCTGTCAAGAATGCCTATTGTACCACAGTTATCAATCGTATCATTAGCGGCGAAGCAGTACGGGTTGAGCAAAAAGGGCAACCCGGATATGACCTGACGCCACGTTGCAAGTTGCTGTGCGCAATGAATCACCTACCCTACATCCACGATGCCGACAATGGGATATTCCGCCGCACTGACATCGTAAAACTGCCGCCCTTGGACGTGGAGATTCAGCCGCAAATCAAACAGGAAATAATTGCCAACGGGCAAGCAATGGTTAACGTATTTTTGACAGGGCTGCGACGTTTACGCGAGCGCGGTCATTTTGACGTGCCACTCTCCGTACGCATCGCATCGCAGGAGTTTCACAAAGATAACGACCATGTTGCGTTGTTCCTTGAGGATCGTTACCAAAAAGCCGTCGAGCACCGTGAACAAACCGCCGAAGTCCACGGCGCCTACTTTAGCTGGTGCTCGGCAAACGGCTACCGTTACACGCTAACCACAAGGAAGCTTAAGGATGAACTTGAGCGCCTTGGCTTCCGCTATCGCCGCTCAGACGGCTCATGGTATGAAGGATTCAAACCTCTTTAACGTGTTCAACGGACAGTTCGGACAGTTGCCGGACAGTTGTTTTTGGCAAAGTGTCCGGTTCAAAGGCCCGTTTTCATTGGTTAATACACTTCTCGGACAGATTGGACAGGTAATATGAAAGTTCTCATACGCGCGCGCATGCGCATGGAGGAGCGATTTGACCCTACCCCTATTCTGTCCGACCCAAGGTATTTGCATGTGACTATTAGGTTTACGGCGGACAGTATTTTAGTGAAAACTGTCCGAGAGAGGGTTTTGGCCTATGATTTCACGGTTTAATAGCACTCAATCGGTGGAATATCGGGCAGCAGTGAGAGCATTACAGGCCCTTCCGCTCAATGAAACCGAACCGGCCTATGCGGAAGCCACTTGTACACGTCTCTTGGAAAGCTTCAAAAAGACCCGCAATTTGCAACAGCGATCTGTAGGCGGTCATGTTTGCGTCAACCGTCTCAAGGGTAAACGATGTTCTGGTTACGGCATGGATTGCCCGAGTATTCCATATGGCGATCACTTGAGCGAATGGAAGTTGGGCGGGAAGACCGTTGCTATTCTGTCGCAACCATATGGACTGAGCCTTGATGGTTTAGGTGAGACGTTGGAGTTTTGTAATACGCACGATTTGCAGGTATCAATTGACACTTATCCGTCGTTTTACTTTCCAAGCGCGGTTTTAAGTCTAACTTTTACGCGCAAAGGCTTTCACCTATGACCGCGCCAACTTGTGCCCGCACTGCGTACATCTCCCAGCCTCATAATCCGTGCTGGTAAGCGAGCAGCCGCAGCGGGGGCAGTAGCGGCGACGTTCTGATGCTGCTACCAGCTTTTGCACCGCTTCCACGGCTTCATCGCATCCCCAGTCGCCGCCAATGCCGTCTGAGCCTTCACGGAGCAGGTTGATGATACTGCTAACTATATCGCTTGTTGTCATTTTGCCTCCCTGACTCCAGTCCTCAGATACCCGCCACGCTCGCAGAATCGCGCTCAGTGGCGTTTTTACGGCGCTGACGCGGCTTAGGCTTGCCATACAGCCGCTCAAACGTCTCACAGGCCGTATTCCAGTCCTTGACCGCCCACTTGGTTCGCCGTCCCTCGCGCATGGAACGATTGCCTGCATCGCGTCCGGCAGCCATTGCTAATTCATAAGTGATTTCAACCTTTGCCATCATCTCGACCCTTCAAATCGTCTTGACAGTTCTCGCAAACTGGACCATGCGCACAACCGTCACCTGTAAACTCGTAACAACGTGGACAGTTGCCTGTCTTTGTGTTTAAGCAATCAGGTGGGCACTCTGGTAAGCGCTCAGAAGCTACATCAGTTGTTATATTCACATGCGTCATAGTGAAGCCATCCTACGCTAATTATTTACGCGTGTCAAGCGTTTATTCAGCAAATAATTTACCCTTGACTATTTTCTTCTCAGGCGCTAGCATGGTTCATCAATGGGCGAGTTGGTTACAATCACCGAGGCAGCGGAGCTCAAGGGCGTCTCACGGCAGGCGATCTACGCGGCAATTGACGCGGGTAAGTTAAAGACAGTCAACACGCGAGTCAGTGCGGTACGCATTCGGTTGGGTGATCTGGCGAAGTTCGAGCCTAATCCCAACATGCAGCGAGCGGGCCGGAAGCCGCGTAAGTCAGTAGGATAGCAGAGATGAGCGGCAGACCGACCAAGTACACACCTGAAATCACGCAGAAGATCCTTGACGCCATTCGTCTCGGTGCGCCGTTTAATCAGGCTTGCAATGCAGCAGGAATCCATGTTGACACCTTCATTGAGTGGCGTAAGCGCTATTCCGAATTTGCCGAAGCCGTAAAAGAAGCTGAAGGTCAAGGTGTACAAAACTGGCTTACGGTTATTGAGACAGCCGCCAACAATGGCAACTGGCAAGCCGCTGCATGGAAACTGGAACGTCGTTTTCCACAGGACTTTGCTCGTCGTGATAGACTGCCAATAGATGTCTCAGAACTTGACCGACAATTTGAGGCAGAGATGGCAAACCTTGACGCCGGAAGAGAAGCCGATATTTCTCCGAGTGCTGAGAGCAAAGCGATCAACTGAACTCCTTGTCAACCTTCCCGCTACCGCCGATCACCCTAAACAACAAGCCTTCGTCGACTCCACCGCCAAGCGCATTGTGGTCCGTGCCGGACGTCGTGGCGGCAAGACAGTTGGCGTTGCAATTCGCTCGGTCAAGCGCTTCCTCAAAGGGCGCAGGCAGCTTTACGCAGCACCAACACAAGAACAGATCCATCGCTATTGGGTGACGGTGGTGCGCGCACTGCAACCGGCCATCGACGCGGGTCAGGTGGTTAAAAACGAAACCTACCACACGCTGGAGATTCCCGGCACCGAGCAGCGCATTCGCGCTAAGACCGCATGGAACGCCGACTCATTGCGCGGCGACTATGCTGACGACTTGTACCTTGACGAATGGCAGTTGATGAATGAGGATGCATGGGGTCTGGTCGGCGCTCCAATGCTGCTTGATAACGACGGTGATGCAGTGTTCATCTACACGCCGCCGAGCTTGCATTCACGCTCCGTTAGCAAAGCCAATGACCCGCAACATGCAGGCAAGCTATTCAAGAAATATCAGCGTGAGGCGTTAACCAGCGTGCGCTACGCAGCTTTTCACTTCACCTCGCACGACAACCCGTATCTCAGCAAGGAAGCGCTTAGTGAAATCAGCGACGATATGACGGCGCTGGCTTATCGCATGGAGATTGAGGCCGAAGACGTTGACGAAGCGCCGGGAGCACTGTGGAAGCGTGAGTTGATCGAGTCCCTGCGAGTTGACGAAGCGCCGGACCTGGATCGCATTGTGGTTGCTATCGATCCAAGCGCCAGTTCAACCGGCGACGAAGCAGGCATTATCACCGCAGGCAAGACGGCGAATATTGGCTACGTTATTGCTGACAACTCCGTGCAAGGTTCGCCCAAGACCTGGGCTACAGCAGCAGTCAAGGCTTATCACCACCACCAAGCCAATTGCATTGTTGCCGAAGCGAACAATGGCGGTGAAATGGTTTCCCTGACAATTTCTACGGTTGACCCAAGCATTCGTGTTAAATTAGTGCACGCCTCGCGCGGCAAGCAAACGCGAGCAGAACCTATTGCCAGCGTGTACGAGCATGGACGCGCACATCATGTAGGCAGGAACTTTGCGCAACTGGAAGACGAGATGTGCCTGTGGACGCCGGGAGATGCCAGCCCAAACCGCATGGATGCAATGGTGTGGGCCATGACAGAACTGGGACTGGCGCAAGCATCACGTGAACTGGAGATGTACTAAGTGGCTATGATTGTCGGGAACATCGTTCTCACTGCTATTGGACTCGCTATAATTGTCGGAAGTCTGGTTGCCTTCTATTATTGGTTTGACCGCCATCTGGACAGAAAGAAGTGAGGCCTCAATGGCTGAATTCAGTCTAATCAAGCGTGTCACAACCGCCTATCGCGCACTGTTGCCTCGCGAGCAGAAAGCCGCTGCTACCGCACCACCTGACTTCTCATCCGCAGCCGCCACGTACGACAACTTCATTGACTATCGCTTTCGGCATCGAGGCCCAACGTCGGCTATTGACTATCGCCGCGAAGTAGGCGCACTCGACGGCCACTCGCTGGTTGCCTGCGTGTTCAACTACACCGGCACGCGGCTGCCTGAAGCCCAGCCCGTAATCCGCCGCACCAACAAAGCCGGTGACGTTGCAATCGACCCGCTGCATCCTCTCGCTCAACTCATCCGTCGCCCCAACAAGCATCACGTCTGGGCCAACTACTCGCATGCTGCATCAGTCGACTGGTGGGTTGACGGTGGCGTGCGCTTCAAAAAGGTGCGCAGTGTGACCAGTCAGGTAGTCGAACTCTGGCACATTCCCCACTACCTGATACGTCCACGCTGGCCCGGCGACAATGGTTCGCCTCCCGTGCCCCAGGAAGCCAACCTTGACCCCTTCATCAGCCACTACCAGTTTGACGTGCCCGGCAAGGCACCTGAGCTATGGCCTGCCGCCGACGTGCTGCACCTGAAACGTGGGCCACTGATGGAAAACCGGCGCACGCGCAGTCCGCTTGAGCCCCTTGTTAAGGAACTCTACGGCGACGATAAGATGGCCCAGTTCACTGCCGCCATCATGCGCAATATGGGCATTCAGGTGCCGGTGATCTCGCCCAAGGACAAGGAAGTCAGGGTTGACGCCACTAAGGCTGCCGCCATGAAGGAAGGCTGGCTGCGCAAAACCACCGGCGATCACGCTGGCGAGCCTGTTGTGTTCAGTGAGCCAATTGACTTCGAGAAGGTGGGGTTTAGTCCGCAGGAGTTGGACCTGTCAGCACTGCGCTTAATCCCTGAATCACGTGTGGCGGCGGTCCTCCAGATCCCGGCTACGACGCTGGGCCTGTTGGTCGGTTTGCAGAACGGCACCAGCTACGCTTCCAGTGAGCAGGCCCGCCAGCAAGGCTACGAGGAAGTAATCATCCCACTGCAAACCACTTGGGCCGAGGAGATCAACTGGCAATTGAAGCCTGAGTTTGACGACCTTGACGATGCTGAATTCTGGTTTGACACGTCCAACGTGCGCGTGTTGGAAGAGGACAAGGATGCGGTGGTTAAGCGTACCGTGCAGCAATTCAATGCCGGATTAATTACCTACGACCAAGCGCTATCAGCATGCGGGCTTAAGCCGGTAGGCAAACCACTTGGCGAGTACAGAATTATTCCATCGCTTAGCACTCCTACCAGCCCCGAGCAGGTTATTGCAATGGGTGACGGTTCACAGGAGCCAAAACCAGTGACGCCCACTGACCCTGCCTCGCTGGCAAAGTTTGCTGACGTGGATCGAATGATGCAGTCGATGGAAGAGCAGATGCGAGAGTTTATGAAATCGTGAGCCTGCAAGCTAAAGTACTACAACTCAAACTTGAAGCGGCAACTGCCTTGCGCTTGGCACATGGCTGGCAGCAGGCTATCGACACACACGGCGAAGCTAAAGCCACCGCCTTCTACACTCACCTTGGCTTGAACCACCTCGAGCGCAAGTCCTTCGACTACGACGGTCTAACGCTTAGCCGTGAGCCTAAAGAGCACGAGAAGATTGCCGTCAAGGGCGTTGCTCAGGCACAGGAGTCAGCCAAAGAGTCCATTGGCAAAGTGCTGCTGGACCTGCGCAGCGAGCTAGTCACGAACGGGTTGAAACGCATCAGGAAAGTGAAGCCTGCTGACTATCACGAGTTGGTGTTGCAGGTGCCTGACGCGATGCGCACGGACCTAAGCAAGCAGCTTGTGGCGGTGCATCGACAGGGACGCATGCTGGTGGCTGCCGAGTTGGGCCAGAAGGCTGACGCGCCTGACGCAGACGACTTTGACGAGCTTGACCTGCTCACCGATCTCACCACCAGCCGCGTTACCAACGACGTGCAATCACGCATTATCGCCGCCGCCGCGCGTCACTCGCTGTTGGGTCTGACAGGCGCAGCGCTGATTGCTGCTGTCACCAGCGAGATTGCTACCGGCTCAGTCGGCTATATCGACCGTGCGGCTACAGGGCTGGCTAATCGTGTTATCAGCATTGGTCGCAGCGACGAAGCCGAAAACCGCCGTGATGAGTGGGAGCGCGTGGAGTACAGTGCGCTGTTAGACCAGAACGTTTGTCAGCCATGCGCAGATGAAGATGGCAAGACGGCGACTAACGAAGACGATCTACAACCTGCGCCAAATCCCGAGTGCGCCGGGGGCGACTGGTGCAGGTGCTTTCACGTTTGGATAAATCAATAGAGATGATCTTAGAAGTTTAGAAGTGAGGTTGTGAAATGAGCCAACAACAGCCGAACTATGTAAGGAAGTACGCTGAGTATGAGCGGGCGTGGTACGCCCACGTTGACGCGGTAAACGCCCATCGATTTGCGGGCGGTGGATTCCCTGCTCGGTTTAGCGAAAAAGAAAAGCAGGAGTTTATCAGAACGTTGGCGCTGATTGACAACAGAGGTAAAGAATCTAATCCCACGTCTACATCAACCAATGATTGTTGCGCAGTGAGTGGTAGTCGCTAGTCGTAATCAAACTCAACACTAACGCCTAACGCTTGCCAAAGTGGGTTAAGCGCATTGTCCGCCATGTCCATTTCGTCGCTATCGACTTCGCAAACGACTGTGCCATCTACTGTAACAGTCCAGCCGTACTGACCATCTCTGCTGTGATCTGGTCCTCGCTTGGCGATGAATGTAACCCTGTGCGTCATCTCACCAGCCAATCAATAATCCTGCGATACCATGACTTGCGCAGTGAATAGTAAAACGCGGCAGTGGTGTTCATTGGTGCGTGCCTCCCATTCTTCCCATTCTGTGGGTTTAGTGTTTGGTGAGCCTTGTAGTTCAAGGTTAACGATATAGAGAGTGCCATAACAAAAGTTCTCAGATTCGGTCTGTGTGAGAATTTGTTGCGCTAACTCTCTAAGCTCATATCGCCCGCCTACGATATTAAACGGTGCTTCAATGTATCTACTTTTGGTGCCCTTGCGTAATACGTATTTCATTGGTGTGCGGCTCCTCTGGTTAAGCATCGTTTGCAATTGGCCTCGCTATTGTTTGTCGTCATTGGATGTGGGTCCACCCTTAACACTGCACACTGGACTACCGTTAACAGAAAGATGAAGCACACGACGGGGCTTGTATCTGCTGTTATATCTACGACCTTCAATCATAGCGATCAACATCTCGCTGAACCCAGCTTCCCCAATGCTTGGCTCCGACACGTAAACAGTTCGACACTTGGCGCAGAACCCGACATCCTGACAGGTGCCCATCTCGCCTGTTGGTTTACCACAGTCCACGCAGCGGATTTCCGCCGACTCAGGCTCAAAAGCGCACTCTTCAATAGCGTGTAATGCTCTCATGGTTATAAATCCTACTTGACAACTACTTGACATGTCAATCCCTCTGTACTACATTCTCATCCCATGAAGCGAGAGATCAAGGACATGCACATCTATTTCCCCGTCAAGGTGCTCAACGGCATTAAGAAACTGGCGGAAACAAATCGGCGTACAGTGAGCGCGGAGATAGTAATTGCGGTAGAACGGTACGTTAAACAGGAGCGAGCCAGATCTGTTTCTTGTGCTATATCGGCGTCTGATGAAGAATTGATGTGACCACCAACAGCACGCGAGGGCAAAAATGAGCGCTTTTACCGTAAACAGCCACGTGGGATTTGATGAAAAGGTCCGAGCTCTGCTTGAACGTAGTCCCGCATCCGCTGAAATGGTCTATAGCTATCCTGTTACTATTCGCCCTTACAATAGTCTGGCACAGTGCCATAGGAATCCTCGCAGGCATGGCAGTTGGTGCTTACTTTGGTAATTACGCAGGTCGATCTGCGGTTATGAAAGCGTGGCGCTTACAAATGGACTTGGACCACAAGCGGACAATGGCGGAATTGGAATCATCGTACCTCAACAGCACGCAGGGGAAGGGGCCAGAAAGGTGGCGGCATTTAAGCAGTGGTTAATCAGAAAATTAGGTGGCACAGTAAAGACCTGTAACCATCGTTGGCGAGTGCTGATTGAGCATTACCCGACTTACGCATGGGACAAGTGGGAATGCGAGCGCTGTAAGATCTGTAAAGATTTTCCCCATAGCGATCCACCGACGCCGCTTAAGACAGAAATTTGTAACTTGGCCCATGTTCATATTGTTAATAATAGGTAGGCCGGGCGTGCAGGGAAAGGGCGGGTGATGAGCGTGCCAACATGGATCTGGTATCTAATAGCGGGCGTAGTTATCTTGCTCGTAGCCGCGAATCTCGTTGGCGGCGTACTTGCCTATCGAAGATTTCGCCGTATGGAGCGCGATTTTGATGAGCAACGAGAGCGAGTGCGGAAAAACCTTCGGCGCGGTTGAAAGGCGACAAGTGACGGACATTGTTACTGACCTCATACTTTGACTTTATACTTTTCTTCGCGGCTGGCGCATTCGGTTACTGGATTGCTACACAGGAAAGGCATCGTCGGAAGAAACGGACTGTCCGCGAAGGGAAACTTGAGCAATGAGCGAGCGAGGATATGGTGGCGACATCAGGTTTTTGCTGGTACTACTTTTTATGATAGCAATAGTGACTAGCATATTGTTTTCCATAAAAGATTCAGAAATCCGCGACCTCCAGCGCCGTGTTGCGGTGCTTGAGGGCAGGCAGTAATGAACAGACAAAAGACTATTGAACCAGTGAAAAAACTGAGTGGACGCGAACTTGATGTGGCTGTTGCTGAACGGGCAATGGCTCATATGGCCCATGCAGACAACGGTGAAGGGTTTTGCGAGAACTGCGGCGAAGAGATGCTGGAATGGAAGCAGATGCGTTATCGTCAGCAAGGTGGCATTGAGCCCGTAGAAACGCGATGCGTGCCTGAATACAGTGAATCCATTGCGGCCGCAATGCAGGTGGTTGAGAGGATGCGTGAGCGAGATCTCATGCCGCGTCTTTGGGCTGCTCAATTATGGAATGTCGAGTTTTGGCAAGTGGACTTGGACGTATGCGAGGGTAGCCATTCAAGCGAGTTGCTACCCGAAGCAATCTGTCGCGCTGCGTTAGCTGCTGTTGAGAGTCTTGGCAGCGATTGACAATTTTAAGTTTGCGCGGGCGGCAGCAATGCGACTAAACAGCGGGATAGGAACGGTAGGCAGGCTCCCGTGATGCTAGCCTCTTAGTGCCACTCGACTACCGCGCCCGCGCAATTCAATCTTTGACAAGTTTGCGGAGGTCTCCACAGGTTGCCGCTGGGGAAAACCCGTTCCGAAAGGTGCGACGGACATTAGCCAAGGTCGCGAAATAACGCCGGAGTGGGGACTTAAGAACGAGGCGTTGGCACACGCCTGCTCCGCAACTTTAATCTTTGATAAAAGTGGTAACAGTTACGCAACCTCAAACCAAAAGGAAACTCAAATGATGAAACGAACCCTTGCTTTAATGCTGCTTGCTGTAGTCATGTTACTGACTCCAACCCAAGCATGGACCACCAGCAACACGGAAGCCGCTCCGGCAGGCTGTGCCCACTGCATCACGGACCGCAACGCCTGTCAGGCAGCGTGCAACGGCAACGCTGAATGCTTGTCTATCTGTCAGTCCGAGTATGAATGCTGCCTGATCATGTGTCACGGCGGCAGTTGTAACAAGTAGTGTGGATCAGCGCAGCGCTCGCCGCATTCGGCGGCAGGGGTAGTGAAGGCCCTCTTGAACTAGGGTGCTGCGTTGAGGGGCTTGGGCCGCGAACAAGCATGGAAAGGGACGCCAAGTACATGACTCAGTAGTTGCCCAAGCTCGCAGCCGACGCTGAAAAGCGTCGTAGCACGCAGGCCCAGAGATGATTTTTGTGGACCCGGGCCTGTAGCTAGTCGGACATGGCTGCGACAAATAATCCTGCTAGAACGTAAGATCGGAGAGTATGGATGCGACTGGAGAGACGCCAAGCCTTAATACGTGATCTACGAAGGTTAGAAGCGGAGATCCCTGAATTAATTATGTGTATTGAGGCCGGTGATGAACTTAAAACCTGTGAGGCTGTTGTGCTGTTAACTACGGGTAGCTCCGGTCGGTTTCAATTTCTGCTTGATAAATTAACTACTAACGTTATTAATGAAGCGATGAAGGGAAATAGCGAACCTTGCGCATGATTGCGTCAGGGGAGGCGTGGGACTAGCGGTCTAACTTTTGGCCACCTTGGACCATTACAGCTTTGCGTCTCAGCAATACCCGTGGCTGAGCGTGAAGCAGCGGGTGGTCCAAGGAACAAGCAGGTGGTAAGTGAACTGGTCATTCTTCCAGCGCCGTGTCTGTCTCACTGCCAACCCTGGCGAGTGGCTCAAGGCATGCGCCGAATTCCAGCGTGTGGGCCTAACCGTGGAAAAGTACAATGCCGTGAAAGAGATCGGTCCACATCAATCATTCAACCACAGCGAGCGCAACATTCTGCTTGACTTCCTGTTCTCCGACGATAATCGCCTGCTGCATCTTGAAGATGATGTTGTATTTCGTGACTTAAACCACCTGCCGCAAGCAATCAGCGAACTCCCTGCCGACTGGGATATCCTCTACTTGGGTGCAAACCTGGTCTGCTGGAACAATGGCGAGCCCGCCCCGGAGCGTTTCAGCAACCACCTGTGGCGAGTACGCGCCGCATGGACCACGCATGCAATTGCTTATCACAAGTCATGTGTCAGACGTATACTGGAGCACCAGCCGGAATTTAGCGCACAGATGTTTGATAACGCGCTGAGTGACCTGCTGCCTGAGTTGAATGCTTTCGTGGTAGCACCAATGGTAGCGTGGCAGAGGCCGCGTGTTAGTAGTCTCTGGCAACGTAACGAGGTTGATGATTACACGGAAATATTCGAGTTGTCGGAGGCAAGGCTGAGATGACAGCGGGAACACAGATAGCGCTATTCGTAATGGCTTGTTATGGCCTGATTGCCCTAGTCGTGGGACCAGTTCTTCGTCGCAAAGAGCAGCGCGAGGTTGACGCGACACTGATTGCACGCGAGGAATACAGGCGATGGTACGCAGAGATTGAGGCGTCAGACGCGAGGCTGAGATCATGAGACAGCCAAAACATGAGAAGCGAGAAAGAGTTAGACGAGAAATAGTTAGACCGCACGGCTGTATGAGTTGCCACAATTCTAAATGCGATCAGCGGCATTGCCCATTGTGTACTAAGTGCGCACCGCCGCTACGCGGACGTGATGGGAGATTGAGATGAAATGGATCGTTACCATGTCAGACGACGGCATGAGTCGCGCACGGGAGGTGTGCGCCTTAAGCGCAGTCGCTCAGGGGATTGACCGTCGTGCCGTGTGGACGTGGGAATCATTCAAAAGGCTGAAGTGCTACTACGAAAACAAGGTTCTGTTCGACAAGCCGAGAGGATTTGGCTATTGGGCGTGGAAGGCTGAGTTGATAGGCTACACACTTCAATACGCCAAATCTAACGACGTTGTTGTCTACGCCGACGCTGGTATCGAGTTCATCGCTCCTGTCTCTCACATCATCAACCGCATGGACCAGGACATCTTCCTGTTCGGTAACAACTGGAAGCACGCACACTGGTGCAAGCGGGATGTTATTGACGCGATCTGGCCGTGGACCAACGCGCGCGACGTCGACGGCAATGAATTAAGCTGGGAGCGCTTCGGCAAGCAATGCCAAGCCAGCGTGATCTTCTTCCGTGTCTCTGACTACTCTCGTGCGTTTGTAAAGGAATGGCTCAAGTGGTGCCTGTTTGAGGGTGGTAGACTGATAGACGACTCGCCAAGCCGTGCGCCTAACCATCCTGAGTTCCGCGAGCATCGGCATGATCAGGCAATCCTGACAACAATGGCGTATCGCAATGGTCTAACTTTGCATTATTGGCCCGCTTCGTACAACAATGGTGCGTTTGTTTACGAGAAGCTGCCGGAGTATGCGTCTGACAGTTATCCAATCCTGTTCAGCCACCATCGACGCCGCAATCATGAATGGAAGGAAATAGCGTGAAGCTAAGGTATTACGGCGGATACTGTGCGCAATGTAACGTATGGTTACGCAAGTCGGATAACACGCTGCTTTACTACCCGTCACCTGAATTAATGCGGGCAGAGTTAAACACGGACTACGATGTTCCCGGTATTCACCTTTTCCGTGAGCATCTCTACGAAGTTACAGAGTTTGGTGAAGAAGTGGTTAAGAGTCCCGCCGTAGGTGAAGCAATATGTCCGGTAATTACCGAGCAGCGAAATCAGGAGAGATACCGTACGGGTGTGCTGAAAAACTTTAGAGAAGATCGGAACCTTTGACGAACCAAGCCCTGCAACCTCTGCTTGCATCTGAAGAGCGCGCGCTACTTGATCTGGTTCGCGCCAACGGGTTAGACGCCTCGCAACTGGAATGCTACATGACTCGCCAGCGTGCAAGCGGGCGTGGCAGACATCCTGACGATGGGCGCGGATTCCAGAGCGGCAGGGGATTCAATATCAGTTACAGCCTGATGCTCTGCGAGTACTGTGGTAATCTGATGCCACGGCGGGTTTGTCCGGCAAAGGCGGCGGTGTTGAAAGAAAGGTTAAAGCTCAATGGCTGATATAACTAGGCGAGATCTAATAGCGAAGAGCGCGGGTCTGATAGCAATAGCCTGTGTAGAGGGAAGGGCAATCGCTGGAAATCCCTTTACACGGGAGCCACTTTGCGCAAGAGAATTCTGTCAATTGTTCCTTGATGCGACTGCCCGTCAACTTATGGATGAGACGGGGGAGTGGAAACAGGATTTAATCCGTACTCGTACCTGTCCACTGGTGTTTACGTTTTACGGTTGCTGCGGCTGCGAAGTCTCCCTACCCAAAGGTGCTGAACATCCGGATTGGAATTATGTTCGCAGGAATCTAACTAATAACGAGCATGCGAGTTTCCATGACGAGTACGGAAGACAGGCGGAGCTTTTACTACATCTTGAGATTTCTAAAAACCTAAATATCAGGGGCTTTGTTTTGAACGGACGTAAGTTGGGATGGAATCTGAGTGTGGGCCATGCTTAGCTTCCTACGCCAATATGCCCGCAACTATAAGTTTTCGCAGAACGGCGAAGAAGGCGTGCTACTGGAAGCGCTTGTGCGTCTAAACCAGAACCAGGGCTACTGTGTCGAGATTGGCGGCTCAGACGGGTTGTTCTGCTCAAACACGGCGCTGCTATTGGAAAACGCTGGCCGGTCCGGCCTGTTCGTTGAATCCGACTACAATCTCTACCTCAAGTGCAAGGAGAACTGGCGAGATAATCCGCTTGTCCGTTGCCAGTGCTCCCGCGTAGACGCCTGCAACGTCAACGCCTTTGTTGGTGATCGCTGCGACCTGCTTAGTTTGGACACTGATGGCGGCGACTATGCAATCTTCTGCGGCATGCAAGCCCGCCCCAAGATCGTGATAGTCGAAATTGACTCCAGCATCGAACCGCCTGACGAGCGAATCAACAGCGACGGCGGCGTGGGTTATTGGACCATGACGGTGGCAGCGCTGGAGCATGGCTACTTCGTCTTGTGTCACACAGGTAACCTGATCCTCGTCAGGCAGGATTACGGGCATCTTTTCCCCGAGTGTGAGCCGCATCCGTTGCTGGAGTGGGAGCTGTACTTTAATCGATCCTGGTTGAGCAAATAGACAAAGGAAGCAAGCCATATGAGCAAGAAGAAAACACTAACCGACCACTACACCAACACAATGCGCACAGGGGCCGTAACCGCTGGCCACGCGGCAGGATTAGCCGGTGCTGCACTGCGCCAAGCCCCCTGTCCCGTAGCCCGCAGCGCTGGCAAGTCACTGGAACGTGCCGGTGACGCCGTAGCTCGCAAGGCCGTGGACCAGTGTTCTCGTGATACCCCAGCGCTGAAACAGTGTAATGATGATTAGCGGACTGGCTTGGCTACGGGCATGAAGGTTGTTGTTCCCTACACGAGGTTGCGGCTGGAGCAACAATGGCTACTCAGGCGTTACAATCCGTGCTATGTGGACGTCAGTGCCAGTGATGATGCTTACTGGACCCTACTCACGGAGCTATGGCGGCAACGCGAAGCAGTTGTCCTAGTCGAGCACGACATCCTGCCGTGGCCGGGCGCATTGGAAGAGTTAGCCGCTTGCCCTGCGTCGTGGTGTGCGTACTCGTACGATCAACATGGCATTGGCATCTTTCATAGCTTTGGATGCGTCAGGTTCTCCGGCGAACTAATGAACCTGCTACCCGACATCTGGCAGGGCATGGACAAGCACTGGAGCAAGTTGGACCAGCAATTCGAGTGGCGTGCGTTTCAAGCAGGCCAGCGGCCACACGGCCATCGACCGGCGGTAATTCATCTGCATGAGTACGGAGCACTATAAGTGAGCGTTTACATTGCAGGTCACACTGGACTTGTTGGTAGTGCATTGCTGCGGCGTATACCTGATGCTGTTACACATACCCACGCGCAACTTGACCTAAGAAGCCAGGCAGACACCTACGGTTTCTTTTGGGGTAATAAGATCCAGCATGTCTATCTCGCGGCGGCCAAGGTCGGCGGCATTCACGCGAACTCCACCTGTCCCGCTGACTTCATCCGCGACAATCTTCTAATCCAGTGCAATGTTATTAACGCTGCCCGGCTAAACGATTGCGGGAAACTTCTGTTCCTCGGCTCATCCTGCATCTACCCGCGTGCCGCACAACAGCCAATCAGTGAAGACGCACTACTCACCGGCCCACTTGAGCCGACAAACCAGTGGTACGCAATTGCCAAGATTGCGGGACTGAAGATGTGCCAGGCTTACCGCAAGCAATACGGCTTTAACGCCATCTGCGCCATGCCTACCAACCTCTACGGCCCTAACGATCACTTTGACTCCATCGACGCGCATGTGATCCCGTCGCTAATGTCGCGGCTGTACCGGGCAGCATGCAACGAGGATCGCTCAATCACGCTTTGGGGCACTGGTAAGGCGCTGCGCGAATTCCTTCACGTTGACGATCTTGCTGATGCACTGATAATCCTGATGGCTGAATACAATGACAGCGAGCCAATCAACGTAGGTTCCGGGCAGGAAGTCACCATCAGTGAACTGGCCCACATGATTGCTGAGGTTGTCGGCTATCGTGGCGAGATAAAGTTTGATGCCAGCAAGCCCGATGGTCCGCCACGCAAGCTACTGGACAGCACGCGCCTCGCTGCGCTTGGCTGGCATGCTAAAATCAGCCTGTATGACGGACTCTGCTCAACCTTCGACTGGTATCGCGCACGAGTGGGAGATGCTGGATCAGGGGGAGGCATGGTGCATCAAGTGTGGGGTGAGCAGTCGTGATAGTGACATTTTCTGCCCTAGGCAGCTACGGCCGATTCGCGAACGGTCTGTTTCAGGTGGCGTCGACGATAGGGATTGCTCGTCGCAACGGCTTTGACTTCGCCTTTCCGCGCTGGATCAATCATGACCATCAACAACGCTTTGGCTCAACTGAGGACTGCGACGTATATCGTCACTTTGTTAACCCACTGCCTGTCTACGATGGTCCAACACTGCCTGACCGTTTCATTGACTGGGGCTATCACGACGTACGCCTAACGGAGAGTGTCAGCCTCAGCGGGCACCTGCAAAGTGTGCGCTATTTCGTCCACTGTCTTGACGAGGTTTGCTGGTGGCTGCGCATGACTGACGAGCCTGCACAAAGCGATTACGTCGGCATTCATGTCAGGCGCGGCGATTACACTGGCGGCTATCACCCGCGTGTGCCTGAGAGTTACTACCGGGCAGCAATGCAACGGTTCTATTACGACGCAACCATGTTTGGAAGACCTAAGCCTCGGTTTCTTGTCTTCAGCGACGATATTGCCGAGTGCAAGCGAATGTTTGGTAGTGACGTTGATTACAGCGAGGGACGCAACTACCTTGATGATTTCCGGTTACTTAAAAGATGCGCATCGTTCATCATAGCCAACTCAGCCTACAGCGCAATGGCAGCGATTCTGGGTGAGGCATCAAACAAGCGCGTGATTGCACCACGCCCGTGGTTTGGACCGCGATATACGCCGATCACTGGCGAGGATATCTACAGCGAAGGCTGGCAGATAATTGATTATGAGGCCTGAAATTGAGCGGCAGATCGAAAACTTTAGTGGGTCTGCGGGAGACCGTGTTGATCCCGTTGCCCAAGCGCTACGCCGGCTGTATCAACGTGTGATGTTGTGTCCTTGCCAGTTTCAGCTCCGCTGGAAAGAAGAAGGCTGTTATCAGTGTCAGTTTGACAAGCAGAGCATTGAGGCTGCATGGCTAGCGTCTGACTTTATTAGCGTTAAGGAAAAGTTGCCAGAGAATGCGCAACGTGTATTGCTTGCTGAATATGATCTCAATTACTCCGATGCGGCTATCAGCGGAGAGTACTTTGACGACGCGGGATTTGTGTACGTTGACGCCCGAGAGGGGATGCGCAGAGGGGTAGACGTGCGCTACTGGATGCCATCGCCGGAAATACCAAAGGAATAGGATGGAAGGTTATCAATTGGACGTAACGTACACATCAAGTAATCCCGACGATCCTGATAACGGCTTGCCAGACTTGCGGAAACTATTCGCTTTGCTTCAAGATACGAAGCGCAAGGAGGAAGTCACTCCCAATCGATTTGAGATGAGTCACGTGACCCTCTGGGAGATTGAAAGTAGGTTCGCTTTACTGCCACGCACGGAGCCCTGCTCTACGTTGTGGGGTGTTGAAATAGTCTTTAACGAGAAGTTACCTCTGAACGAAATTAAGCCGATTTACTGACTAGCGAAATAACTTTTGTTGCATTCTGACCGTATGGTTGTGTTAAAGTGTGGCGTGATGGCTGAAAGGCCCGCGACTTAGGAGAATGAAATGCAGCCTGTAAGTCCGGTTATTCCTAACGCTGATGTATCTGAGGTTACTTATGCCAAAGACCAGCCTGAGTATCTGCCTCTTCCGGCTGTAAAGCTTGAGGACGGCACGGTACTGACGCGTTGGGTTTTAAGTGAGGAAGAGAAGCGGCAGATTCTTAAACAGGGCTATATTTACCTTGAAGTCTTGACGTTCAATCGGCCGTTACAGCCTCTAAGACTTTCAGCGGAAGTACCAGACGGGTTTAGCCCTGTTACGGTTGCTGAGGTTTGGCCTGACACTATTCAATGAGCCAGCAATCCCCTAAGCCCGAACCAACACTGCTGAATTCGCAGAGTGCTCCTTTAGTCAAACCAGATGTGCGCCAGGACACGAAGCAAGAGCTACAAAAGATTGAGCGGCAGCTGTACAGTCTGATCGACCGCGTGAAAGGCTTGCGACAGAAGACTGCGACTTGACAACAACCTAGCGAGTTAAGCGTCAGCCCGTGATGACGACCTGCCCGCCGTGGTTTCCAGCAATGGAGGCCGCGACGGGCTTTTTGCTTATGCCGATAGAGCGCAAATTCATCGACTTGAAAGCATTAAAAGTTTCTGACGAAGGGTCAGGAACGATTGAGGGATACCGTAGCGTCTTTGGCGAGATTGACGAAGGCGGCGACATTGTTGTCAAGGGCTTCTTTGCGGATGGAATCTCAGATTACCTTCAAAGCGGGTTCACCGCGCACTCACATGATTGGTCGTTCTCCGAGGCGGTAGGGTTCCCCGTCGACGCCAAAGAAGACGACTACGGCTTCTTTGTAAAGTCTCAATTCCACTCCACGCCAGACTCCCAAAACATTCGCACTAAGGCTCGCGAGCGTATGGAAGCAGGCAAGACGATGGGCTTCTCCTTTGGTTACTCCGTCAAGCAGAAACAGTATATCGAGGCTAAGGACTACAAAGAGCAGTTGCCACAGTTTGTCAAACCCGAGCGACTTGCCGCGAACCTGTTAAAGGCTCAGGAGTTCTCTCGTATCCGAATCTTGCTTAAAGGCGAAACGATTGAGGATTCACTGGTGACTTCACCTATGCAGAAGCTGGCTATGGCGACTGGCGTGAAGATGTCAATTGTCGACGGTGAACTAAAAGGCATGCTCGCTGAGGAGATGGCCCAAACGACTCCCTCTACATGGGAGGTTGAGTCTGCATTGCGCCGCGTAGTTCGCAAGATTGCCGAGACAGCTAAAGACTCCGATGTAACCGGCGTAGTCATGGACTGGAAGGCGAAGGTAGCCGAAGCCTTTAACGAGTACCCGCCGACAATGATTCCGCTGGTCACGGCGCAGATTGAAGAGTTTTTGAACAGTTCTGACGACGAGTTTTACCTCAAAGGTCAGCCGGTATCCGACTCCTTTGAGTCCTTTGACGATGTGGTATCCGCATTGGCGAAGCACACCAGCAATATGCAGCGCAACCATGAGAACCGGGTCAAGGAAGGCCGGATGCTCTCTGCTTCAAATCGGAAAAAGGTGCTGGCGGCAAGAGACGCACTTGACGAGTTACTTGCCGCTTCCGAACCCAAGCCGAAAGAGAAGTCAATCGACGTGGCTGCGCTAAGGACTCAATCGCTACGCATGCAAAGCCTCGCCATTCGAGCGCTGGCGTAGCCTTAACACGCGAGGAGCAACAACGATGCCGGAAGAGAAGAAAACAGCAGCACGGGAGCTTAAGGCGCTGGTAGAGGCCGAGAAAGCGTTCTGGGACAAGCAGGGTGCAGAGACGCCTACTACTGAGCAGCAAGCCGAGCTTGACACGCGCTGGAAGTCGATTGAGGAACTGAGCGCCAAGGTTGACGAAGAGAACAAGTTTGCCGACCGCAGCAAACGCCTGAAAGCAATTGAAACCTTTCTCGCGCAGCCTGTGGACCGCCCTGACTTTGGCAACGGCAATGGCAACGGCAACGGGCAGCCTGAAATCAAGACGATGGGCGAGGCGATTATCAACGCGCCTGAGTTCAAGACGTGGCGCGAGTCAATTGCCCCCGAAGGCAAGGAGATGAACGCGTCGGTCAGGTTTGGTCGCTCGCCTACCATCGCGCTGAAAGATGTTGGTCTGGGCGACCTGTCGTTCAAGGATCTGGTAATGTCGGTACCCGTGACCGCAGGCGGCGGCTTAGTGCGCCGCGATTATGGCCCATGGCCTGTTGAACTGCCGTTGCGTCAGCCTTCAATTCGCGATGTGATCACCATCCTGCAAACAGGCTCGAACCTGATCGAGTACGTGAGGGTTAATTCCCTGACACGTGCTGCGAAGATTGTTCCAGAGGCGACATCGGCAACCGACGATCTGGCACTCAAGCCCAAGGCAAGCATGGCGCTGGAAGTAGTGCAAACAGGTGTCAAGACCATTGCCGTCATTATGCAGGCCACGCGCACGATCCTCAGTGACGCGCCGCAACTGCAATCGATGATGACGAACTTTATGCGGCTAGACATTGACCTTGAACTGGAAGAAGAGATCATTGCCGGTCCCGGGGGCGCGAACCATTTCACAGGACTTGAGAACACGCCAAACCTGACCCCGCAGCCGTTTGTTGCCGACAGCGAGGACACTACCGGCGGCTTGCTAACAACGACCCGCAAAGCACGCACTGCCGCAATGGTCCAGGGCCGCGCGCGCTCAACCGGCTTTCTGCTCAACCCCTACGACTGGGAAACCATTGACCTTGCGCGTGGCGCTCAGGGCCAGTTCTACTTTGGCGGTCCCATGCAGATGGGCACAAAGATGCTCTGGGGCCTGCCCGTAATCGAGTCTGAAGTCATTCCGCAAGGCACCGGCTACTCCGGCGACCTGAAACAGTTGGTGGTCTGGGACCGACAAGATCCAACGGTGTACATCACCGACTCAAACCGCGATCACTTCGAGCGCAACATTATTGACATCCTGTATGAAGGCCGATGGGCGTTCGGGGTTTTAAGACCCCCCGCCGTAGTTAAAATAGACCTTTTTGCGGGCACGAATTCGTAACGGCGCAAGGGGCGGTTAATTGCTTTCCTCGGAAGGCCAGCCGCCCGCCATCTTGCTAATGAAGCTAACAGCCCTAATCCACCTTTTCCCGCCTGAGCACTGCGCCGGTTCTGAAACCACGTTGCACGCAGCCCTGCGCGCAATGGTCAAGCGCGGCCATCAGGTGCGCGTGATCTGCGCGAACAGCAGGACCGCCCCTTACGAAATCGACGGCATTAGCGTAGTTCGCCCGCCTCGTCGTGGTCAGCAGTCATGGCTGGAGTATTACGTTGCGGGTTCGGATTTACTCGTCACGCACCTTGATCTCACCAATCAGGCAATGATGCTGGCAATGTCAACCAAGATTCCCCTAGTCCACTTTGTCCACAACGACGCGCAGATGATGTGCTGGCGCGTGGATGCGCGTGTGCCATACAAGAACGCGTTGACGGTGTACAACTCGCACTGGCTGGCGGCAAGCCCAAGCTCGTACAATGGGTTGACCATGCCTGCCGAGTGGCTTGCGCCGTCAGTGGTAGTCCATCCTGTGGTTGAACGCGAGCACTATGAATGCGAGCGCGGCACGAAGATCACGCTAGTAAACCCGACACCGGGCAAAGGAGTTGAAACATTCAAGGCGCTGGCGAGATTGATGCCTGACAGGGAATTCCTTGCAGTTGAGGGCGGCTATGGCGAGCAGATGATTCTTGCGCCTGACGCCTTGCGTAAAGGCGGCGCAATACCTGCCAGTGGTAACATTGAGTGGATGGCACACACACCTGATATTCGCCATGTCTTTCGCAAGACTAAGGTGCTGCTGATGCCGTCAGAGTATGAGTCCTACGGGCGTGTAGGCATTGAAGCTGCTTGCGCGGGCATTCCAACAGTCGCGCATCCGACGCTGGGACTACAGGAAGCATTTGGCCCCACAGCAGGTATCTTCATCAACCGCAACGACGTAGCAGCATGGTTCAATGAAGTTGTGCGCCTGATAACTGACGACTTCTACTATCACGAGCGCTCGCAGATTGTACTTGAACTGGCGCGGTCCATTGAACCGGAGCGTGAGTTTGAGCGACTGGGGCAGGCGTTTACTGAAACAGTCGAGCGCTATCGAGGGAAGGATTTCAATATGAAGGTGTGGACCTGCGACAAGTGGATCTGGAAATTGCGGGACGGGAACTTTAAGGCGACGAATGATCAGCGCATACCAAGCGACGCAGTAACATTGTATGCGGGTAGGGGCACATCAATCCCCGCGGCCGTAGCACTGCAACACGGATGGATTGGGGCTGACAGTGAGACCAAGGCAATTGAAGCCCCATCTGAGAACAAGATGATTGCCGCACCAGATGAAAACAAGAAACGAGGCCGCACGAAAGCTGCGTAAAGGAGTTTAATCAATGGGAACATGGAGCGATCTGGTAGCCAACAGTTTTCTTGATGCGGTTGCGCGCGCGGTTGCCTATAGTGAGGCTGGGTTATTCGCAAAACTTCATTTGGGTGATCCGGGATCGGCGGGTACATCGAATGCGGCAACAGAAACAACCCGCCAGCAAGGTACCTTTGGGGCGGGCGCCGCCAGCAGGGCCATCGCGAATACCGCTGCTTTGGAGTGGCTGAATGTCAGCACAACTGAGACTTACACATGGATCAGTTTGTGGGATGCCTCATCTGGCGGAAACTTCCTTGGGCGTGACGATCTTTCTTCATCGGCACCAGTAACAGCGGGGGATACATTTCGGATTCCGACTGGTGATCTCGATCTGACGTTTACATAATTTAGAAAGGTGAGCGCAAACCAGTGTGGTCAATTATCAAACAAAGTGATCGCGAGACTATGATCGATGAGTTAAGCCGTCTCAAACCGCTGAGTAATGCTTCTGATAACGAACAGCGGCAGAGAGCAGTTGCATTTGTTGTGGCCGAACTGGAAGCGGGTAATCAGGACCAGTGTGCCATCAATATGAGCGGGAGCCGCGTGGGAACTGATAACTATCTTTCAATTGTTATGGGTATGAAACGATCTGAAAGCTCATGGCACTTAAACAAGACCAACCTGCCACCACGTCTTTCTCCGGGAAGTTTAGCCGCGCATCTACGAAGCCTGTCACTCACCGGGCAGACCTCTAGGGCAGCACTGTTTGCTGCTAGCGAGCTTGATACCTGCACAGAAGCGGGCGGAAGCGTCAACATGAGCGGCAATCACGAGATTGGTTTTCTTTCGCTCAGTGTATCTGCCGCAGACTAGGAGTAATAAATGGATTTAGCTAAGAACTTTGCTAAAGGAACACTGGCAGTAGGCATTCTTGACACCGATACCTCTTTGGATCTCAGCGCCAATAATGGCGCGCGATTCCCATCCCCTCCTTTTAACGCAACGATCTGGAACTCCACTGATTTCCCAGATCCCTCGGACGATCCTGATGTCGAGGTTATCCGCGTCACCGCGATTACTGATGATACATTCGATACCATTGAACGGGGTCAGGAAGGCACAGCAGCCGTAGATCATCATATTGACGGAAAGACTTACCAGATCGTCGCTGGTCTAACCGCGGATCTGGTTAACAACCATTTACTTGACGTATCCAAGGTTGGCACTGAGTACTTTGTAGCAGCAAGTGATTTCACCCTCAGTGTCGATGATGTCCTGCAAATGTTCGCCGTTATGGTGCAGTTATCAGGCGGATTATTACTGAGACTTGATAGCAACGTGGCTGGGATCGGCGACTTGGATGGTAATAACACTGGCGTGGCGGTCCGGGCTGATGACAGCACTGGGCAAGTCCACTTAGCGGGGCAAGTGGTGCTGGATAACATACCAAATGCCGACCCGTCTATTGCAAATGCGCTTTATTATGATTCGATCACTGGAATCGTGAAGAGGAGCGCGGGATGAGTTACGGTACAGCAGCATATGCCGTCTTTCCTTTTGGCGGAACCCTCACCAACAACTTGCACACCTTCTTTCCGTTTCAGTTGCGTACTGGTGGAGAATACGAAGCTCAACTGGAGTTATCGACTGATGAAAGTTTTTATAGTGTCTTTATCAGACAGGCCAGCGAGGGACTGACAGGCGACCCTTTTATGGAAACCAGGATTTTTACCCATAACAATGAAGGGGAAATACCGCAATTGCAGTTCACGCAGGGAGACGCGATTTATGCTCAGGCAGTAGTCCCGACAGCACGCTTCATCACTGTGCGAGTCACGGTCTTCGACGGACAGCTCTTCTCTATTGTTGGGCGACTTGGCGACTAAACGCATGTGTCTAACGCAACGATTCGAGACTCAACACCCTCTAACCCCGGCGGCACTGGAACAACTATTGCTGTCACCTTACCCACACACGCCGCAGGCGACATCATTAAGATTGCCATTGGGAACACTGGTAACGTCGCATGGTTAGGCAACCCTGCTGGCTGGTCCCGGCGAACGCAGAACATAGTCGGTACGGCAGCTAATGGTGTTGTCGGCTCGCTTTTCTATCGCCGCGTACTCTCAACCGACACTCTTCCTCTTGCTAATCCTACCTTCACACTTGGTGCGACTGTAAGCAGGATTGCTTTTGCTTGGTCCGAAGATGGTGCCAGCGAAGAGGGTGTATTCTCCCTTCCTGCGTGGTCAGCTAATGCTTTCACTACCGGTACGGCCAACCCCGTCCGACCGTCGACTATTACTACATTAGCGCCTGAAATGCATGTACTGCATTTCTACTTTAGCCGCTCTGCAACAAGTGCGCCTGACCCATCCGGTTACGTTCAAGACGAAGAAGTGGTAATCAGTGGAACGTTGGCAGGAAACTTGGCAGAGCGTGTAATTGCCGATCAGAACACCACGCTCAGCAATCAAGACGCTTCGCCTACAAGTGGCGTTAGGTGGTTTGCCGGAATCATCGCAGTGCCATCAGCCGATTATCCATACTACCGCTCAGCCTCACAGGCCACAGCGACCGGAACTAGCGTCACCCCAACCTTGCCAGCGGGAACAACCGCCACTGACGTGAATGGCAATAAAGATCTGGTAATCGCCACGGTAGAAGCGGCGGGTACCGCACCTAGCCCGAACACACCGGCAGATTGGGTTGAAATAGCCACGTGGTCCACTACGACCTCGGGCGGAGCTACAACGATCAGGAAGTACATGGCGGTCTATGATGGGTCGTTAGATGTGCGGTTCAACCGTACAGGCTCAGGCGAAATCTCCGTACAACTTTGCACTTACTACAACTGCAATCAGACAAGTCCAATCGGCGCGGTTAACGTACGCCAGAATGCGTCCTCAACCACCAGCACATGGGACGCGCTCACGCGCACTGCTACGAAATGTATCTTTCAGGCAACCTGTATTGCGGATGCGGTTCCCACATTTACCGTAGCGTCAGGCTGGATTGAGCGTATAGACGGATTAGGTATTTCCAGCGCCGATCAGGTCTTTAATGCTGCCGGCTCTACGGCTTCAGCCTCGTTTACTCTATCGACAGCAAGCCCCACCGCGGTGGGTTTAGTGGAAATTATCGGGCTCTCGAGTGTTACCGAGCATGCCCGATCAGTGTTACTCGACGGGATTGGCGCGGTCACGGCTTCTGCGGTTTTCTTTTCGGTCTTCAACCTAGCTGGTTCGTTTGATACGGTCGCAGCCATCACGGCTTCAGGCGTGCGACAACTCTCCCGCGCTACTGTTCTCTCGGCCATCGGTAGCATCACGACTGCGGGAACCATTTCAAGCCCCGCAGCAACATTTGAGCGGTCGGCGTCGGTTGATTGTTCAGGTGTAATTGGGACCTCCGCGCTCTCCTTCTCGGTACTGGAGCGAACCTCAGATTTAGGCGTTGCCGGAAGCGTAGAGAGCGCGGCTTCGTTTTTCTCAATTCTTCAATCTACTGCATTGATCAACGCGACAGCCGAGATTGAGTCATCGGCCCTGTTCTTTTCCGTTTCTGAATCTACGGTTCAGATCGATGCTACAGCTAGTGTAGGCGTTTCCACGCAGTTCTTTTCCGTATTTGAGCGTTCGGTGGTGCTTGATTGCGCGGGCAGGATCGACACCTCGTCCATATTCTTTTCACAAGTTCAATCCATTGCTGATTTTAACGTCTCTGCGTTGATCACAAGTACTGGCGAAATTCAGCCAGGGAGCGCAACCCATGAACGGGCTGTATTGGTTGTTACAAGCGGGGCCATTTCCGCCTCATCGTCATTCTTCTCAGTTCTTGAAGGCGCAGGAACCGTTGCCGCGCAATCTGATGTCTCAACTATTGGGCAAAGGGATAATATCCGGCTGGTGTCATTCAACTGCACGGCGACCATAACGAGTTCAGGTGGTGTTCCGACAGTTGGCTTTCACCCAACGCGACGCGCAACAGTTAATGCGGAATATCGTGTTCAACCCATTGGAAAGGAGAACAGAACGCTTTAGATGGCCTTCGCGGTTCGTACGGCAGGCGTAGCGTCGGGCGGTGCTTCTTCGGGAACTGGAAACCGCACGGCTACTTTCACCCCCGCAGTGGGTGACTTAGTGGTTGTCTATTGCTGCGTCGCGGCGAATACCAACGATACCCCAACTTGTTCAGATAACAACGGTAGCGGAACTTACGATCTCATTGATGTGATGAACTTCACCATCTCGTCGGTGAACTATCGCATGTCGGTGTTTATCCGAACTGCGTTGATGGTTAATACAACATCGACAGTCATAACCGTTGCAACAGGCAGTAACAGCAGCGGCACGATTCACGTGATTCCGATCACTGGAATTAGCAGAACAGGTGCTAATGCGGTTCGCAGCAAGGGCTCCCAAAATAACCAAGCAGCAGCCACTGCGGCTCCCGCTCTTAATCAATCAGCCCTTACTGGTAACGGTACACTCGTTGTCCAAGGCAGCGCCGACACCACAACGACCGCACCGACGAACTGGACGGAGGTTTTAGATACCAGCCAATCTAACGACACGGTGGCATTGGAGTCCGCTTCTCGGGCTTCAGGATTCACCGGAACGACAATCACTTTTGGCGCAGCTTCAAGCACTGTCTTTTGCTCTCACGCAATGGAGTTGGATGGGAGTGCCCTACTTGCCGGGTCAGCATTGATCGGCGGGGCGGGAGCAATCGCTTCTGCGGCTACATTCCTTTCCGTGTTCGAGAGAACGGCGTTGGTAGACGGTGCTGGCGTTGTATCAACTTCGGGCCAGCGGGCACTCCAAAGATCAGCGGAATTTAATGCGTCTGTCGGCATTACTGGCACGTCAACCTTTTTCTCCGTGCTCAATGGGGCTGCGGGGATTACCGCTAATATGACCATTGCTGCGGCTGGTGAGTCGTTCTCTTTATTTACAGCAAGCGTACTTATTGACGGAGTCAGTGATCTCACTGTATCAAGCGAATTCGTATCTGTTCTTGAACGTGGGTCCCTCACAGAGGTCATCGGGAGTATCGGGGCAGTCGGAATCTTCTTCTCAATCATACAAAGTACATCAACGACTAGCATCAATGCGGTGATCGAAAGTGCCGGTCAAGTTCAGGCAGGCGCAGGGGATATCGAGCGTTCGGCGTCTATTACTACAACAGGCGAGATTGCCTCTGGCGGACTGGCTATTCTTGAACGCGCTACGGGAATTGATTCGACTTCTGGTATTGCGGTTTCAGCCGTCTTCTTTACTACGGTTGAAATGTCGATCACTGTCTCCGTTACCACCAGCATTGACTCGGCTGGACATCAAGAACTGCTACGAGCAGCATCGCTGAGCGCGGGTTGCGATATCGCTTCATCCAGTGACTTCCTTTCAATCTCCGAAGCGGGCGGTTTATTCATTGCCGAGGGATCTATTGAATTGTCTGGTCTGGCTTTAGCACCGCCACACGAACGCTTATCTCTAACGAATTGCACTGTAGTGATAGCAACTTCTGGTACTATAATTCAGACAGCCACTTTTACACCGAGGCAAACATTGGTCATAGGCGCCGAATCGCGTAGGTCAAAAGCTGGTAGCGAAATACGTATCAGAGAAATAGACTCTGAAATTCAATCGGAGGTTCTCTAAGTGTTCACTAAAGAACCGACTGAAACACTTGATTTTGAAATCGGCTGGGTCGACTGGTTAGGTGGTCTCACCATTCAATCGTCTTCGTGGGTCGGTCCAGCGGGAATCACCATTGTAGCGGATGCGTTCACGGATACCGCGACGCAGGTAAAGCTGAGTGGCGGAACGTGGGGCGAAGTTTATGAGTTAGTCAACACGATTGTCGCGGTTGATGACGCCAGCAACACGCAGACGGAAAATCGCTCAATCCTGATTCGTATTCAGCGTTCCGTTGCCTATTGCTCATCAACTGAAGTGCGACGCCGAGCGCAGGGCGGAGCGGGCTCAGGTGGCTCAGCAACCGTCACAGTATTTACGCCTGCCGAGTTGGACGCACTCATCGAGCAAGCCAGTCGCATGTTTGACCTTGAGTGCGGAGTGCCCGAAGGTTACTTTAACCCCGCGCCGATACCTATTGCTACAACACGCACCTTCTATAGCGACGGCACAAACTACTTACACTTGCCGCCGTATGTTGCAGGCTCACTTGACACAGCGCTTACATTGCCAGAGGGCTACACGGTGCCCACCTTTGCCGAGCAGGATGGCTATCTGGTGCTGACGTCCAGCAATGGCATGCTGGCTCCATTCAGCAATTTCTACAACTACTCGTCATGGCCGGGCTGGTGGATAGGCGTGCCGATCACTATTTCGGCAATTTGGGGCTGGTGTGAGACTCCGGCAGACGTCAAAGCAGCGGTAATCGAGTGGGTGCTGAACCTGTGGCGTGAAACTGACCCCGCATCGGTTAAACTGGTAGGTCTGGAAGGTCAACCATTACGTGAAGCCATTCCACCACGCGTCAAAGCCGTCGCACGCAAGTGGCGGGCGAAAGTGGCAGGACCAGCGTTTACATGATTCGCTTCACTGCCAGCATTCAGGGCGTAGAGGTGCTTGACCGCGCCCTCAATCGCGTGGATCAGGAAATCAGCGACTTCCGCAACTTTTGGCCGGGAGTGATTGCTACCTTTTATGACATTGAGACGCAGCAGTTTCACACTGAGGGAGCAAGCGGCGCGTCAGGCAAGTGGACGCCGCTGAGTCCGGCGTACAAGCTATTCAAGGAGCGCGAGTTTCCCGGCAAGACCATACTGCGACGCGAGGATGCGCTATACGAATCAATGACCGGGCCTGACGCACTGGATTCCATTGTGCGCCCTGAACGCGATGAACTGGCAATTGGCTCAGCACTACCTTACGCGCCAATTCACCAGAAGACACGTCCGATCATCTCGCTGAATGAAGAAAGCAAGCGGCGATTGGTCAAGAGTATTCAGCAACGGCTGGTTGAGTTTACTCGCGCTAGTGGGTTTGCGACGGAGGAGAAGGCGGCGTAAATGGCATGGACGCCTCGCTACTTCGCGGTACAGGAAGAGGGGATTATCGACAATGCCCTCTTCATCATCACTCGCGACTTCAAAGAGGCGCTGGATACGTTCTACACGATTGAGGCAGCACTCTCGCCTGATGACCCGCAGTACCTTGAAGACTTTCAGGAGCATTCGCTAGGGCAGATTCAGAAGTTAGTGTTTCCGACGCTGGCAATTGGCCCGAACCGCAACGCTGCGTCCGAGTCCGACGCCCGCGATCGTCTTAAACAGGCAGTGAGGTTCGATATTTACGTTGGCGTAACCGCCGACTCAGCCGCAAACGTCACCACCAAGATCATGCGTTATATGGGCACACTGGACGCCGTATTACGCTCGGCAAAAAAAGCCGATTGGAAACGCAACATGTCTGCTATAATCTTCGGCATTGTTTTGGAGTCGGAGCACGTTTACGGTTCAATCAGGGAGCGGGAGTCTATTTACTACCGCGACGCCCTGATGCAAGTTACGCTGACGTTCAGCGAACAGTGAGCGTTGACAACTATCTAGCGGTCTAAGAAACGCAATTTGACGTTTACCTGGCTGCCCTTCCTTTAACTGGGAAGTGGCGGCTTTTTGCTTTTTAGGAGGTGATACCTTGGCAGGCACAGCTGACAATTTCAACACGTTAGACGTAGGCATTGGACCGGGCAAGTTGTACATTGACCTTGGTGGTGGCTCAGGTGCTTGGGACGGCGCTGCCGACGTCCGTCTAATTCTTTACACTGACGGCTCACCGGACTCCGCACAGAACCCCAACGCTCGCCATGTCGGCTGGACCGATGCAGGCTGGACCTTTTCAGTCAAGCCTACCTTCACCAACTTCAGCGCCGATGAATCTCCTGATCCAATTATCTCACGCGTCACAGCGCAGGAGGCGCTAGTCTCAGGCTCGCTGCTTCAAGTCATGGACATGGACTTGGCGGAAGTGCTGAATCCCACACTGACCCGCAGCGACGTCATGGGCTCGCAAGGTGTCACTATTGGCAACGCTGAGCCACAGTACACGTCGATTGCTCTGATCTGGCCGTTTGAGGATGATCCCACACGCTTTGGCGTCGTGCATCTGTACAAGGCATTCAACGATGCAGGACTGGCAGGCAATATCACCAGCAAAGACATCAGCAAGTCGCCGGTGGCGTTTCGTGGATTGGCAGTGTCTACGCGTGCGGCGGCTGATCGGGTCGGACGTTTCTTTACTCAGAACGCCGGAGCACAGTCGTAAATGAACAACCAATGGCAAAAGCGACAGACCACGTTGCTATCCTGCCCGTCAGGCAACGAGGTTATAGTGCGACGCACTGGTCCGGACCTTGCTGTTAAGGCGGGAAAGTTTGCTCGGGTGCTGCAAAAAGTAAGCGGCAAGAATGGCAAGGCCACGCCCGATGAGCAGTTAGCCGCGATTGAGCAATTGCCTGACAAGGAACTTGAGCAACTCATGGCCTTTGCGCGTGTGGTGCTGGCAGACGTGGTAGTTAATCCGCCGCTGTATCTCAACCCTAGAGAGGGCCAGCTTAGCCCTGATGATGTGCCGCTTAATGACTTCTGGTATATCCACACTTGGGCCATGAATGGCGGCCCAACGCTGCCTGTTAAGTTGAAGGAGGGCGAGACGACCGTGGAGGCCGTCAGTAACTTTCCTGATGGACGAGAATCAGACGTTGATACTCGTGGCGACAGCGAAACTGTCCAATAGGAGCCCGGCGGATGAACTGGGAATAGCTGATGAGGCAATAGCACAGGCTCTCAACATGGAATGCGCAATTGCCTGGGATAAATTCCAGCAGGAGCGTGAAAACGACAGGTTGGCAACCCAACTACTCGCATTAGCAACGGGCGGAATTTCAGGGACTGCGCCTAAACCTGAAACAAAGAAATTCAGCGAGCAAAGTTTTTAATGGCCCATCGGCTGATTATTGAACAACGCGAAACGTGCTCAGTATTGATTTGCAACCATTGTCAGAAACCATTCCTGGAAATCGTTGAAGGGCAGGCGAGGTTTCAAAATAAGCATGGCAGTAAGATTCACCATAACGCATTAACCATCGATCATCTGCGAATGATCGCCTTTGAAATGTATCGACAGTCCCGCCCACCTACTGACGGCTGGACGTTCTAAAGCGGCTTCACGCAGGCCCGATTCTTAATTGAGTCGGGCTTTTGTAGTTTATGGCGGCTAACGAAAACTCACTGCTACTACGAATTCGCGGTGATTCTTCCGGTGGTAAAGCGGCGGTTGCGGAGACCCGTGCGGCGGTAGCGCAACTGCGCCACTCCTTTGGTCCTGAACTCACCCAAACAGTTTCGGCTAGCAACAAAGTTTTTAGCCAGTTAGGTGACAATCTTAATGTGTTTGTAAGTCAGCGGCTTCCCTTAGTTGGTGGTGCGTTCCTGCGTGTTACTGAGAATATCAGCGGGTTAAATAGAGAAACCAACAAGCAGGAAGCGACGCTTAGGAAGGTTGCTGACTCAATCTCAGGACTGGCGTCTACGACAGGTAAATCAATTCCGCAACTGACCTCCTTCCTTACTCAGTTTGTCAAGATTGAGGGGCAGGCTAATCGGGACGCTGCCGCAATCAAGTTCTTTGGCGCTGAAGTACTGGCTAATAACGCCAAGATTATTCCTGCTACGGAAAAGGCCGCTACTGAGATGGCGTCACTGGCGGTGGCAACGGAAGGCGCGGGCGTAGCGGCTGGTGGCATTGCGTTACCCGTTGGCGTTGCCGTTGTGGCTATCACCGCACTGGCTACGGGAGCAGCGCTGGCAGCACGCGAGCTTTTCGGCCTTTCTAAGCGCACGGCTGAATTTCAGGGCGCGATGGTGGACCTGTCGCAGCAAACAGGCGTTGGGGTTAAGACGCTTTCGGCCTTCGAGATCCTTGCTAAGACTACGGGCGGCAGTCTTGGCACCATGACGCAGGCGCTGGTCCTGTTTCAGCGCAAACTGGAAGACGGGCGCGACCTCACCAGTAAGTCGGCTGACTTGTTGCGCAAATATCGCATTGAAACCAACGACACTGAATCAGCGCTGCGCCAAGCATTCACCGCGCTGGCTGCCATGCCGGAAGGGTTTACGCAAACCAACGCAGCGGCTGAATTGTTTGGTGCTCGTGGCGGCAAGCAAATCCTCGCCATCCTGAAAGAGACTAACGGCGATCTGGACGGAGCAATTAAGCGCTTTCGTGGACTCGGCATTCTTATCAGCGAAGAAGATGCGCGAGCAGCGGACAGGTTTAATGACGAGCTAGCGATTCTTGACTTTCAGCTACGTGCCGCCAGCGCTGCGCTGGTGCGTGAATTAATTCCATCGCTCACTGAGGTCATTCGCAGTTTTGGCAGAGTCGTCACGGCAGCTAGGCCATTCATCAACATTGCGACCACTATTGCGGGCGCTACGGGCCGCTCGTTGGAAAGCTTTTTCCTTGGACTCTCAATCACAGTTCAAGCGCTTACAGGCGACTTCAAGGGACTTAATGATCAACTCAAGGAACTAGAGGAACGCAAGAACATTCCTGCCTTGACGGTGCCTGACTTGAGGGTGCCGTTACCGGGGGCAAAGACCACCGAGCAGGTAGAGGCTGAGGCGACGCAACTGGCGGACGCGGCAGTGGCGGCAGCTAAGCGTGCCGCGACTCGTAGCAATCAGGCACTTGATTCCCTGTTTCAGCAGGGCCGCATCAACCGCGAGAAACAAGCACAACAGGTTATTGCGGATAACAAGCGCATCCTTGACGCCGAGTTGGCTCAAATCGATGCGCGGCTAAAACAGCGAGAGACGGAGATTAAAGGACTCAACCAAGCCGATACTCAATACGAAGACAACCTGCGCAAGGCCACCGAGGAAGTACAAAAACTCCAGCAGGATCGGCTTGACAAGGAGAACCAGTTTGAAGTTACAGCGGCAGCTATTCGCGCCAAGGCTGCCAAGGAGCGTGCCGATGCAATACGTAACCAGCGAGCTAACGAAACCGACCTGTTGATCGGTGAGTTTGACCGACAAATCAAGGAGATTGAAGCAGCAATTGATCGGCAAGGGCTAGTCGAGTCTGAGGGACTGACGGTTATCGAAGCACTGGAGCGGGCCAAGATTGACGCACGCCGCGAAGGACTGGAAGAACAGAAGCGCATTGGCTTCCTGACCTTAGAGGAACAGCGTGACTTGAGCAACCGCATTCAGGCGCTAAATCAAGA